CATGTACTTATTAGTATATTATGAATAAATTAAATAAATAAAAAAAGTTTTTCAAATCAAGGCCCTGTCTCTGAGTTGGGCTAGGCTTACACAGCAGGTCTTAAGATTACGCCTGTAATAGCGTTGACGTCGAACCCAAACCAAAACCAAAGGTATAAATATACTTGGTTGGTATTAGAAATGTTGAGTTTACTTGTTCTCTTACTAAACATGACCATGGGACTATCGAATATGGCAAAAACGACAGCAAGTATAGAGTTGCAAGTACCACTTACACCATTAATGGCCTACGACTGTCAAACCGATGGCCACAGTCTTATTGTTCGAGAGGCATCGATGGACGGTATTCCTCTTACCGATGGAGATACTATACTGGATTATCACGTGCCAGAAGGAGTGGTGTGGAAGGATATAAAATATAGAACAAACATGGGGTCATTATTCATTACTATACCAGTAATGTACCCCCACTTTTACACGATACAAAATATAGATGAAAAGGGAGTGTTAGTATAAATAATATAGTTGATATATTAAATGTGTAAATATGTTGGCTTTACACTTGTTGTTATTGCAGGTATATTAAATATTTTAAAGGTTTCATATAATCTCTACAATTCGCCTGTATATCTATACGATAATAATGTCACTGGCGCATGTGGACTCAGAGAAAGTACACGTATCCACTGTGGACTATGTGGTCAATGTTCAAATAACCATGATTGGGATGTATATTACAAAACCAAAAATAATCTCACTGGTATTGCTAAAAACTGTGCCATTACAGACGTATTCGCCGGTAGAGACATGGCCATTAAATGTTTTGACGAAAATGCTGGTCTAACACCCGGCTGTCGAGATTGTTGGTTGGAAAATATCGATTGTGATAGAAAAAATTGTTTCTTTCCATGTCTATGGGAGGCCATGCTTGGTATCGAACAAAATAGGGACAAGAATACCCTTAGTAAATGTTTCGCATGCGATGAATACTACTGCCTCGACGGATTCATTTCCTGCGCCGGAATGAGTAGGCGACGAGCAGGAATATTTACAGATATCGGCCGACACCCCAGTGAAATATGCTCAGATATATAACCCCAGTACATACATAGCAACAATTGCTACAATAACCGGTATACCAACGGAAAGGATATAAACAATACTATCAGCCCACTTTGGTAGGTTACACCTCTGGGGAGGATGGACATCGAAATAGTGGTACAAATAGTCTATCATGGCCAGACCTATAAATACTAACCCTACCAGAGCGATCGCGCTATTTTCTTCCTTCTTAGCCAGACCAGCGACGACGAGGGCGGTGCGGACGTATGCCAGTAGAGTCCGCTTGTTTGCCAAGTCTGTTCGCACAGTTGCCATTTCTGTTCTCTCATTTGCCTCCTTCGTTCTTTCCAGTGCCATCTGGGTCCCCGGCTTATCCTCCGTTTTCGCTTTCGCGGTTGATTTATTGAAATCTGCTAATCTTTCTTCATCCGTACGCATTTGGACCGCATGAGTAATTGGTTCGGAATCAGATTCACTGGGACTTGGGTCTAAGAAGGTAAGGCGGTTACGCATCATTTATGATGTATTGACGATAGAATAAATACTGTATAAATATTAAACTATACATACCATAAATGGAATTTCCAGCGCAAGAGTTACTACGCGTTCAACATCGTCATTTTGATAATGATATTAGACAAGAAAATCTACAGTTGAAGCTACGGATACGGGAACTGGAGAGTAAATTGGCACATATACATCGTTTGACCGTTAATGAAATGTTTACAGATGTGATACCACATCAAATAAATACATCTGTATATAAGTAAGATAATGTATTATAAATGTGGTTATTTGTTGGGTTTTCAGACGAAGAGATAGAGAGCACTTCCTTCGAGGGCGAATACCTTACGCTTGGTATAGAGGGTTATATAAAGGGTGATATATTTGCCCTATCGTCGTGGAGGAATATTTACAATAGATACGGCGAACAATACTTTGATGCCATTATGACAGACGGGGGGCTACATGGTATAGAGAGGGTAGATGGCATTGTAGAATTAAAACAAAAACTATTAAAGGACGGTGGGTTTATTTATAACTATTTCTCTGTCATCGGCCAACGAGCAAATGACCCACTTAACAGGGGGTACAGATTCACCTTTTGGAAAATACCAAAGGATGAATACACAATAGAGAACCACGACAAACAGTATAATAATCTGGCCACTTTATCGTGGTCCGATGCGGTCAAAGCGAGATTAAGACTAATTATTTAGTGTATATATGTTTATATATAATATTGTAATATGAGTAGTATTTTAAATATGTTTAATGCCTGTCCTCCATGTGAATTCGGTGGAAAAGAATATTATGGTGATTCTAATGGTTTCGAAGATAATCTTGGAGAAATCATGGCAGTATTTGATGCCTTTTCAGGTGAACCACTTGTGTTAGAGCAAATACACAAAGTTTATGATGGAGCTAAGCCTCTATATGAATTCAAAGGAAGTAGTGGTAAAATAATAATAACATATAAAAAGGACGCAAATTGGTATTGTTTCACCATACCCTTTGTTGATGCTACACATAATGAAGGAAAGAAAACCGCTCATATTAACATATCCGACAAGGGGTGGTTTTCAATAGGGACGTTGTTAAATGCTGCGTTGGGGTGTGGTGATTATAAATGCGGTATAGAAATAGAAATATTTGTTGGAAAAAACAAAATAAACATAAAATTGGGAACACGTTCCGAAGAGTTTCCACTGTACTCATTATATGCTAAAAGTTAAAACGCGTCGTCCATCCCAAAGGACATGGCCGTGGGACGAGAATATTCCCCCACGCGACGTTCAAAGAAGTTCGTTTTCCCCTCCAGTGATATCATGTCCATGAATGGGAATGGATTCTTTACCTTGTATAACTTATTGTAACCCAAACTGTTTAGTAAATGATCTGCTACAAATTTTACATACTGTGTCATCATGTCGTAATTCATTCCCTTCAAATTCTCTGGTAGGGAATGTTTCACAAACTCCATCTCTACTTCCACTGCCGATTGTACAATTACAAGTATTCTCTTACGTGTCAATTTGGGACACATCTTGTACATTGCAACGGCAAAATCACGGTGCAACCCCTCATCTCTACTAATCAATTCGTTGCTAAAGGTTAGCCCGGGACACAACCCCCTGTTCTTTAACCAATATATTGCACAGAAGGAAGAGGAAAACATGATGCCCTCTACACATGCGAATGCAACAAGACGCTCTGAGAAATTGGTGACACATCCCCGCTTGGCTTCCATGTACTTCATGGCCCATTCCGCCTTGGCTTTGGTACCCGGGTGATTTTCGATATGATTGAACAGGGTACCTTTCTGCTGGTCCGTGGCCAAGGTATCAATCATAAGCGAATAAGTTTCCGAATGTATATTTTCCATCGCCGCTTGAAACGAATACATGGCTCTAGCCTCCGGTAACTGGACCTCCGCACAGAAATTGGTCACCAAATTTTCCACCACAATACCGTCCGAAGCACTGAAAAACCCAAGAATAGATAAAATGAAATCCCGTTCGATTTCACTCAATTTCTGCCAGTCCACGGTATCTTGAGACATGTCTATCTCCTCCACTGTCCAAAAAGAGGCGATATGTTTTTTATAAAACTCGAACAACTCGGGATGTTGGATAGGATACAAAACAAAACGGTTAGGATTTGGGGTGATAAGAATAGACATATACTATTATTTTTGTGTGTCTTATATACTATATTTTACAATAAAATAAAACGTATGGTCTGTCGCTCTCTGAAGGTATACTCGCCAAAGGATTGATTTCTTTGTCATTGCACAGTAACCATGACCCATCCCTCTTCATGCACGCGGCTGTATAATGACCCCCGAAGGTGTTTCCAGAGTGATTGCAGGTTGCATATAATCTATACCTATTATCCATTATCTGAATTTCTGGTCTCATTTCTATCGGTGTATTTATTTTGCAATTCCCCTGAAAGCGTTTCAAGTGCACCGCCATGACACTGCCGGGTTCTATTCCCAATTGTTTATTCGATTGTGTTTTTATATTGCACTTGTCGCATTCTATATGAGTGTCTAAATTCTCTTCTTTGCAAAATTCTTCTATCAATTGTTCTACAGTGACGGTATGCGTTACATCGGGTATTTGTAGGGATATGGTGGTACATGGATAGTTCGTTTTTGATCTATTTTGACATTGTGCGCAGGTGATGGTAGACAACATCTTGCCTTCAAATGGATTTTTAAACTCTTTTAATTCTGTAAAGAGGGTATCAATCAAGTACAATAACAATTCATGAGAATCGCACTGCTTCATTATTTTAAACTCCGAAGTCTTTCCAAGTTCCCGGATTAAAGTATAGAGATGTTGGATGGGTGCATCGGCGTATAACAATTCTATCAGTGAAGAAACTAAAGAACTATCAGTTTCCGTATCGTGTGATTTTAACATGTAAACCAGTTCCTTGCTAAACCGTAAACATTGCAATATACTATTTATATAACACGTATTACCTAGATTTGGTAATCCTTTGCCTAAAGACATTTTATTATCAATTGTAAATACTTATATAGTGATTTTATTGTACTCGTCGTCACAATACTTTTTGAGTTGTTCTGGGGTTATTTTTTTACCCTCTACCGCTTCTCGTATCGCTTTTGTTATATGTTTCTGTCCGTTTGTCAAGGTAGGTTTGTTTATATCGTAAAGGTGTAACCCATTGGCTTCGGGCAGTGCGGATTCCAGATATCTGGATTTTTTTATAATATAAACACCAGACATGAACAGACCATTTCGCATGATGTATAGACACGCCGGAACAAAAATTTTAAAGGAGAAGGTGGAATTTTGAGACACCGTTTTTCTACAAAACATTTTCCAATACGCTATCAATTCCATTGTGAATTCTTTGATAAGTCGTTCCTGTTCTCCCTTTGATTTCATTACCAAGTGTGTAAACATTGGCTTCCTTTTCATTTGGTGCAAGTAAAGTGTAACCGATGTGATATATGCCTTCGTTTTGTTGTGTCTATCACAATAGCGCCTGTATTTATTAACGACCTTTTCAGATTCTTTCCGTAATTCATTATGCTTGTGAAGTTCGGATTGCATCCTTCTTCTTGAAAACAATAATTTGTTCAATATATCCTTGCAAATCATAACACATTGTGTGATTCGTATGTTATGAATACCCGAATGTTTCACGCGGCCATCTTCACCACGACTGAACATGTGGGGATCTCGCTTATCCTGAATAACAGTTGGTACACATCTAGAAGATATATGCCATGCTCGGACCGTTTCGGACTCGTATTGTACGCCGGATATGACACACACTTGGCAATTGTCGGCATTTGTTATCCTAGCACCATCGCAATTGTTATGACAATAGTGGATCTTACCGGTGTTTGTACACAGATATATATTGTACAATCGATTTACCAGAGTCTCATTCGATATCCAAGGCGGCGGCTTTAAGTATTTACAACATATTGCATACTTTCCATCCTTTGCGTGGATCTCTATGGCCAAATTCTCTATTTTACAAGTTGTGTAAGAACAAACGTGCGAGGCATTGTTTGTTTTTGCCAGTGAACTGAGATGGCTTGCAACAGTTGCCGGCGAGGGGCATCTATCCAATTGCATTTTTGTTTACATCTAATTTATATTTATACTTCTTTATGCAACTTTGTAATTATTCGCATGACCTGTACCATGTGCGTGAGTCTGGTGCGTGAGTCTGGTGCGTGAGTTGGTCCGATGTCGGGCCACTTATACCTTATGATATAAGCATACATCGGGCCACTCTACTCCACCGTCCACCCGTGGCGACCCGTGACAGTCGGTGACGGTCAGTGACAGTCAGTGACGCTGCGCATTCTTCTCAAAGTGTAAGATTTATTATTAAGTCATTATATATTGTCAATCCAAACCATTTAAAACACCATGCAAAAAGAAAACCGATCCAAGCGTACTCCTGCCCAGCAGAAAAAAATCGACCGAATGTTGTCCAATAAAAAAAAAGAAAAACAACTATCGAAACAACGAAGAGCGGCGCACGATGCAAAATACCATGTCAGTTTCGATGACACAGATGCCCCCAAAACATACAGTGTTAAGACCGTCCTATCCTTGCAACGCCGGTGGAGGAGTAATCGTTTCGATTCCTGCCTCGCGGAAGCCAAAGCACTAATTGCGAAATATGATATCAAGGGTCGTTACGCACGCCCCGGGGTTCCCGCCCTCATGCGTTGTAGCAAATACGGCGGTAACAAATGGTCGTGTAGCGTTTATCAGGGGTGGTTGGTACGCAATGGTCTATGTCGTTCGGCCATTGTCCAAGAATTGGTCTTTAACTTTTTGAGTTCAATATCACATGAACCGGTCATGTCATCTTGGAGGGAAGAATACGACGGTAACATCCCCCCGTGCATGCCGGATGAGTACAACCGCGAACTCCATAACTTGGCAACCTTCAATTTGGAATCGGCGGAGCGCATTTCAAAGCGTAGACAGGCGGCGATTCTTATCCAACTGGCCTTTAAAAAAAAACGAAGACGCGATCACCGGGAAAATATACTGAATGGAGACCACTTCGGTATCCGTTTAAATCTTCACAACGACTCATTGTTAAAAGCCAAGGCGGGCGAAGAGTGGTTTAAACTACCACAGGAAGGAGTGGAATACACCTTTTCTGAGATGGTCAAGGAAACCGGTGTGTTCTTTAACAGAAAATACTTTGTGTTTGAACGTTCCGCGCACTTTGACGAAGATCTATACAAGGAATGCGATTGGAGATTGAGTTGGGATCTAGACCATATAATGTGTCGCATACACGTTTGTGGAAAGGATAGTACCATTCTTATCCCCTGTAATGAATTCTCCATCTACAACATCGATGAAGACCAGTTCTACGAACGGAATCCAGACTTGTATTACCGTTCACGTCCGATGGATTCTCTGTCGGACACGGGTTCCATGGATTCTCTATCGGACACGGATTCCATGCCTTCCTTGTATGAACATTACACCGAAGCGGAGGAACGTGCGGTTGAGTGCATTTGCAAAAGGTGGCGTCTCTATCAGATAAAACGAATGAGGCCTTTTTATCTGGTACCAACAATGCATACGGATTCAAAGCCGTATCTTTTTCGCCCAAAACTGGATGAACCTTGGAAACAAAAACCATCCTTTCGAATGGTGTATTTCCTTATCAACAACGAGGTGATCACGAAGGATTGTGATAACACGGGTGGGTGCGTTGGTCCTACGAAAATGGACTGGAAGACGCATGAGATGAAGAGTTTGTGTTGGGATTGTAATCCAAAGGGGGAGGTTAGCCTACGCAAATGGATATACGGCGAAGACTACACGGTCCGCATAACAAAGAATGTCGAACATTTTAATCAGTATAAAAGCCCATGAATGAGCCTTTTAAATGGATTGGAAATCTACCAGTGATCGTCAACTCGAATATTTAAAAGACCTTGCCACAAATTCGTTTACACTATTGGAAGAAATACGCCACATGCGTGAAGAATTAACTTTACTAAACAATAACTTATTTGGTGTATTGTATAATGACACTATATCTTCCAGCCCCTCTCCTCCTAATGTTTGTAAACCTGCCGTCGGTTTTACTGAGGAAAATAGGAAGGTACCTGCCTGTCATCGATCATGTCAAACTGGAGATGGTGATACGACAGAAGATCGAGAATCCACGGTTGCTTAGACTAAGGTTTAGGTACGAACCAATTACGATTGGAAATATTTCTTGCAACTATGTTGTTGGAGCGTTTCGTTTGAAGTGGTCCCACAATGGTTATAATTTACACTGGAATGACAAAAGGAGCAGAAGTAACAGAGAAGCAATACGACGCATGGACGATTTACTGAACTGATACTATAAATATCTATTTAAATCTTTTAAATGTTTTGGTTTATTTGTGGTGTTATCATGGGCATTTATTTAGACCAGACCTTTACCATTCCGAATATTGTAAAAACGTTAGAGCATTACCAAGAACGTAACAATAAGTCATAAATCATATAAAGTATAGTATAAAAAGTTTGTTATATTTCACAAATGTTTGAATCTATTGTATTTGGCTTTGGACTGGTTTTATTTTTCCTGAGTTGGTATAATCCATTACCATACGGTAGATTCAGTGACCAAATGTCCGAGCTTCCGTTAAAAATTATACCCAATAGGTGGTTTATTGGTCTTGCCAATTTACCAGCGCTAGTATGCCTGTGTTTTCAGACAGAGGGATTGTCAGATCTGGGATATGCTGTGCTTGCCTTTTTATTTACGCATTTTGGATTTCGTACTGTTGTAGTTCCCATAGTAACCGGGTTTATCTATACATCAGATAAAAAGAAAGTGTCTGTATTGACCTTAATACCGCTTGCTATTTACAACGGCTTTGTGGGTTGGACCTTAGCTTATATGTGCACCTCATTAAAAGGATCGATGGGAGACTATTGGATGGACTGGCCTCTATTAATAGGAGCTGGTACCTGCTTACTACTGAATGTTTATTACGATATATATGTCAACTATTTGAGATGCCACGGCGATGTCGGATGCACAGAGGATTTGTACATCAAAGAAGAATCGCTATCTAAGAAGTTTGAATTGCTGTTTGCATTGGGCATAACAAACCCAAATTACTTTTTTGAAATAGTAGAATGGGGTCTAATACTTCTATTGACGTGGCATACCGAGAGTTTTGCATATTTTCTATCCACATGGTTGATTTTATGGGCACGTGGATTACATAATTCACTCTGGTATATATGTAATAAATAATAGTATAACTTATTTCATATTATTAAAAAATGTCTTTATTTGTATTTAAAACACATGTCATACCTAGCGGTAGATTCTTCGAAGACGAGGTTTACCGATGGTACGAGGATGGTCTGAAAACAAACGGGGTTCTCCCTTCTAGCTTTGATATAAGCTTTAAGATTAAGAAAAGGTGGAAGCGAGAAGACGTTTGGAATGATTATACCATCTCTATAGAGGTTCCAAACCGTAGCGTGCAAACACAAGCCATGCTATCAGATTCCATGGATCAACTATGGTTGGATAAAAAACCGGGACGTAAAAAAAAAGTTAATGGTACGTTAAACTATTCAGACAAGAATTGCGGCATATGTCTAGAACGATATGGTGATAAAATTAGACTACAAGATTGCAACTGCCTTTTCCATAAAGATTGCATCGAGACTTGGACCCAATATGGAAACTCGTGTCCTAAATGCTTCAAGACTATAAATATGGATGATGGGTAATAGAAACATGCAACGTCAAAAAAGAAAAAGAAACGAAGATAATACACTTGCCGAAATAATACGGTTTACGAGAAGAAACAAACGATTTAAAGAGCTACACAAACACCTAAAGACATTGGACGGTCTAATTGGGATGAAAGAACTGAAAGAATCCATTGTTTCCCAGATTCAGTTTATAATAACTACCGGTGGCCAATTGGATAGCCACTTTCTAAATACATCTCTGGTAGGCCCACCGGGCACCGGTAAAACAACGGTAGCCGAAATTCTTCATAAGATATGGTTGTCATTGGACATATTTAACGATGACATGCCATTCACCATACTTCACCGGAGCGATTTTGTAGGATCGTACATGGGACATACCTCCAATAAGACGCGTAAAATACTTAACAAGTACGCTGGGTCGGTCATCTTCATCGATGAAGCCTACTCTCTGATGAATGGCGACAAGGATGAATACGGAAAGGAAGCTCTGGACCAACTGTGTGCATTTATGGGAGAAGAGAAATCCAATACCATTGTGATTATCGCTGGTTATGAAGACCAGATCAATTCGCAGTTTTTTGAAGCCAACCCCGGTCTGAAAAGACGATTCGGCTGGCATTTTTCAATTAGCCCATACACCCACGAAGAACTATTTCAAATTTTTCAACGCCAACTTAAACTCTGTAGTTGGTCTGTAGATAAAAAATCAGAGGAACTCTTTAAGATTCATTTTAAAAAGTTTAAAAACGCAGGTGGAGATACAGAAAATATTTGTTTCCAATCCAAGCTACACTATTCAAGAGACAATTGGATGAAAAAACGACAGACAAAACACCTGAACTATGAACATGTACAGAAGGCAATGGATGCCTATTTTAAAGAAAAACCAGTAGAGCAATTTAATATGTATATTTAATTATTAACATTATGCAAAACCCCAACATGTTAAATGTAACATCCATTACACTATTCCAGAAATTATCCCCCTGATATCCCGGCGAACAACATATGATTTCGGCGATACAAACACCAAGTTCTATATTCTCTATGATTTCATACAAAACAGCCAGAGAAAAACAAATGAGGGCAGACCACCCGTCTTCAATAAAGAATATAGGAATACTGTATACCATCCCCCAAAATATATGTGCAAACGACCACCAATCCATTAATGCTGTTTTGGAAGAAGACAGACCTCCTTTATTGCATCGAAAATCACACATGAACTCGGGACATCTCTGTCTGCTTTCCCACCATTCTGACAGTTTACTCATTTATATTAATAACGTAGGTTTTTATACCCACTTCCAGTTAGTTCATTAAGTTCCCTTTTTTTTCTTGCAATTTTATCTTCCTTGTTCAAGTAGGGCTTATTCAACAGAATTAGGGGAATACCCACACTAAGTCCGATCACCGACAGAAGTGTCACGCCCCATTGGATGGCCCTCCAATCCAAATCGGAGAAATCGGGATCGGTTTTGGTATCCAACTCTTCAAAGCCCACGAAAATATTTCCAATGAGAATCCACGACAAGGTAACCTTCGAAGTAACGGACATGAGAATATAGATCTCGTCTTGGTAATCGCTCTGGAATATTTTTACCACACCAAATCCAATGTAAAACAGAGCATAGAATACCCCCATGACAACAAAGTAGTCCAGTGTTATGCCCTCCAGCCGAAGGGAATTTAGAAGGACATACTGAATTTCTGTTGCCAGTAATAAGAACCCAATGGTCAATAGCATTGGTCGATTATCTTTCTTATCCAACAGATAGCCTATCATCTGTAAGGCAATATTTATCATAAGAAGAAAGAACATATCATATAGTGACATCGAAGCAGCGCTCAACACCAGAGCAACTTGAAGAATACCAGCGGTGAAGGAATACTCTATCGTTCTACGAAGAGACTCCATAGAACGCATTTTTTCGTCTCTGCTAAGATAAAATATAGCTATAAGATGGGAAAATAGAGTGAGAGCTTCGTTGGCAGATACCCAAACCAAAGGGTTCTGTTCCAATATTGTATCATAATGCGTCTCTGTTCGAATAGGATCCGTAAAATATTTGTGTGTTGGTAGCGTGATATCAGAGTGAACATCGACATGAACCACTACGGATAATACGCATGAAATAAGATGGATACAGGCAGCAGCGATATGTAAATATAGTAATAACATTTTATTATATACATTTGTTATTTATACTCTCAATCCCCTCTCTTTCTTTTGTTGGTGATAGGTTTAGGCCAACGGAGGTTTCGGTGGGGCAAATGCATTGCCACTTCCCTTGCATCGTATGGCTTGTAAACCATCATCTTGTAGTGTTCAAGAGATTTCATAAAACGTGGCACTGCTTTGAACTCCTCTCCGGTGCTCTTTACCTTGAGGTCCTCCAAGACTTCGTGCTTCATATCACTGGATATTTGCTTGATTTTCTCCCGGTTTTTAGGGAAAGACCAATGGTTAGAAGTCCACATCCACGAGGTTTGGCCCGATTTTATATCCATTGTGTTCATCTTTATCAGGTCCTTGCACAGACCCAGTGTGCCATCTTTGTGTAGGGCTTCCGTCTCTTTTGTTAGACGAAACCCGATAAAAACACGGTGCATCTTCATCTTGTTCTTTACATTGGCCACTTCGTGAACCATTCTCTCCCAAAATATTAGGAGATGGCCGGGTGGGACCTCTATACTTTCGATAATGTGTGGGCTATCTTTTGGAATCTTGTTAAATCCCTTTGTTGAACCAATGGCTTCCTTGTCCATATGAGAACCCGGGCAGGCTCTCAAAGTGTGAGGAAAATCGTCGTAATTCACCCAACCACCGAATACAATATCGTCCTTTGCCGCGTACTTGGATTCATCGCGATGTTTTGACTCTCCTCCAACCTTTACGCCTGCTGGGCGATATAACATGCGGTCAATAGTCTGTTCCAAATTTAAATCGTCGTCTTCTCGAAGGAAGTCGTTGAATACTTCGGTCTTTGCTGCTAAATGGCAATGCATGCGGGTGTTTCTTACCACGTGGTTGTGGAAAGAGGATGGAGTTCCCAATGCGGAGAAGGCACCTAATACGAAGGGGCGGTTGTCTTCGTACATTGCCTTGGGTTCAATGTACTCGGGCATTTTTTGGAGCGCATCGATAAATTTATTTCGTTGGTTAACAAGTGCGAGTTCGTCGTAAATCTGGATGGTTACCCAACCCTTTTCTTTTAGGTGATTTGCTAGAGACATTGTATTTAAATAATTGAGTTGTTTGTATATGGATTTCAACTATTACTTGGATCTTTTACGCTATAATATTTTTGTTCAATTGGGAATTGGGTTTGTAATAGTTGTTCTATGTGCATGTAACATACGTATGTGCTATAGTCACACACAACGTTTTTTAAAAACTGGCCCGACCCACGCACAAGGTACTTGTCCTGACCCACTCACACACGCACAGGGTATTCATACTATAGTACCCGACCCACGCACAGGTCCTATTAGAGCTAGAGCAACCTTTTACCCGGAAAAAGACGAAGAACCAGATTCTCCAGCTTATACCCTAACTTCTTGTCCAACATATGATAAAACTCCATACAAAATTTACATAAACGAACGAGGTAATAGAATTATACATATTTAATCATGCCGCGCTACAATATGATGATTTAAAAAACTTTTTTAATATACAGTTATATCGCTATTTATTCGTATTCTCTCCATTTGGGAACGCTGAAGAGTCAATAACATTTCCAATTGCTTTACTTTATTTTGTAAGGCCTCTATTGTTGCACCCGCTCCCATGCACGCTTCTCTCATCATTACATTATCACTCTCCAGTTTGGACATGTACTCTTCTGTCACCTGCCTCTGACGTTTACGAGACTCCTGTGGCTCCTCCTCATGTTTGCGTTTTGTTGTGTACACCTCTTCTTTAAATCTTTTACAGGTATCATCTAGATACGTTTCCCGTGATCGTTTTGGCATTTTGTAAATACACTCGGTTATTTATACGACGGTTTGACTGACCCTTGACGGTAACCACTTTTCTACGATGGAATGGGAAATACTGGTAGAATTACCAGTCGTAATACCACAAATTGTTGTTATGTAATAGTTTACATATTCAGACATGTGTGTCGGGCCACTTTTTATTAGTGTGTAACCAGAATAACCCGCAATTATATTTGCCACCAATTGCTCTAGTGACCGTATGTTATTTTCAAATAATGCACGTTCACAGGATGGACCCAACCACTTAATAGCCTGTAAGCTAGTACAGAACGAGGGGTAGATAGGACCACATATGTTAACTATATTGGTCCTGTATAGTATTTCTACCAATGCTATTGCATCGGGTAGAGCGGAGTGGTTATCCGTTATGCGTTTACCAAACATACCATAGTACAAATCATGCAAGGTGTAGGAGGGTTGCTTGGGGATTACTTTCCGACAGTACAGTAGAGAATCCAAAAAATACCAACTGTATGGTAATTCCAGACCCCGACGCTTGGCTTCAATTTCCAGCATCAATTTGTCTGATTTGAAATTATTATGAGATATCAACAACACCCTGTTTTCACTCCATTGGCGAACAAACTGTAAAAACATGTTCCATCCAAAGTTAAATCCCACTGCGTTTTTGTTCTTTAAAAACTCTTCGGTTACATTGGCAAACTCCTCGCTCATGGGGGGAGGTAAAGGCCGTATCTCGGGATCCATGGTGATGGAAAATTTGGTGCCAGATATTACGTGAATAATACCTATTTCCCAAATATAACAACGATTTAAGTTATTGGGAACACCCACATACTCTAGGTCAAATACGAATGTAGAAGGTAAAAACTGCTGAAACTGTTTACTAGTAATCAGTGTACCCATGATATAATAAATAAAATAGAGGTTTATATACGTTAATTTACAAACTTTTTCAGATAATCCTGATACCCTTTGTTGTAGATATCGCACATGTTATGTTGATACGCTTCACCGGTGTCGTAATTTGACCGAAGGATATTGAACATCGATACCCATGCTTGGTCGCATATTTCCGGGGCCATATAGAATACTTTTCGGTATAACGATTGCAACACAGTTGTATCGTTGTCCGGGGGTATCTCTTCGATCAAACTTTTCAGTGTACACGCGATATGATTTGCTCTGTCGCACATTTTACTGTCACGGCAACACTTATATACTCCGTTGGAAATGTGGGCGATCACTTGCGCGCTTTTTCCTGCCCTTGGTACGCTTAGTATGCTTGTTTTTACGCGCGATAGGCTTGACTTCGTTGTATAGGGTTTCCGGTATTTTGTATTTTGAAGTAGGAATTTTACAATGTGCTTCGGTCGAAGTGATCAACAGTGATATTATAAGTGCGTTATTCATTGTGGATTAGTTTAAGATGGTCTTGTAATTGATAACCGTACCTCAATAACCTTTTTTCCATGCACTTGTGACATTCCACGCGGGTGCGGTCGTAGATGTACTCTGGCATGGTACTCTCACATACACAGCAGTCAGAAGATTTGCGCTTCCTTTTTTTGTATGTCGGGCCAGTCGGGCCACCTTCAATAATACGACCTATAACCCTACCCTTGTCCCATATGGTTGTTACCTTCTTTGTAGAGCGGGATTTTCTGTTAAAAAGTCCTTTGAACATGTTTATGAGTATAAATTGGATATATATACAGTGAAATGAAAACCAAATTCACACAGCGCAAACTCACAGAGTTTTACAAAAGATCCCACGAGCGCTGCTCGCAATGTAAACGTCCCAATGGAACGACATTCAAATATTGTGAACGCTGCCGTGAATCTTACAGAAAATACAATCAAAAAAGACTCAATGCTACACCGGTATGTCCCCCGGGACAGCGATATTGTAAGCAATGTGGTCATATAAAACCAGAAGACCAATTTAAATCAAGATATTGTCGTCGACAGACACTGACCAGAAGGTGCCAAACATGCCGTCAAACACAGTCACGATCCCGCGTAAATCCAACGACCAAGTATGGCAAGTGCAGGGCGCGATGGGAAGAGTGGAAATCGAAGAATCCGTGTGTCTTCTGTGGCGAGACAGACACGCAATTGATAGAATCCGACCATCTCCGTGACAAGGTGTACCAATGTAGCGCCGCTGGCTATTGGGCATGCCACGGTGGTGTTCCTGCGTTGGAAAAGGAATTGGAGAAGTGCCAGAGCCTATGCTGCTGGCACCACCGATTGAAAACCAAACGTGAACGGCCTACCACTACAAATGTTACCAGAGTCAAACGCCGCGCGATCATTAACGCCGAGAAGTTGCGTCGTGGTAAATGTCTTCGATGTCCTCGCCGTGTGACGTTAGAGACATGTTGCGCGTTTGATTTTGATCACAGCGACAGATCGACAAAAGTGGTTGAATTGAGCCAACTTATCAGAAAATCCCAAGCATTCTTTGATAAGCACATTGATAGCGAACTTAAAGCGTGTGACATTTTATGTTGTAACTGCCATAAAAAGAAGACGGCAAATGAAGACTAGTTGTAACTAATTAATATCATTATAAATTAATGTACTGTGATTACAAATGGATAGGATAACAATCAGCAAACCTCTTCGAAAACCATCTTCGTGGGGCATGCTGTTTAAAGGTAAAATAGGTAAGGATAGTGTTATCCTAAAGGTCATGCATGCTGATCCACGTGATAAATTTGATTATCACCAAGCTTCTTTCGGTGAAGGATGCGTGAAGGGCAAAATAGAAAGCGAACAGGAGTGTACAGAAATTGCTTCTACACTTGGCATAGGTCCGACATATTACGACGGCGGTGTATGGGCCGCTGATTATATGAAAGTTATACCCAAAAAGTATAGAAAAGACCTTCAAAAAATAGTAGATCAGGATACCGCCGCCTGTGCTGGGTATATTATTGTTCGAGATATATCCGATTCCTATTCATTCACTTATCTTAGGGGGAGGCTTCCTAGAGCTATATGTAGTGATGCTTGCAAGGAAAAATTATGTATGGAATTGACATTTCACCTGATGGTATTGCACATGAATTCTATATTACATTGCGATGCTCAATTTGAAAATATTAGAATGTCTAAAAATGCAAAAGAAACCTTTATCATAGACTTTGGCGAGGCAAGACGATTAAAGCGAACCGTGTCCATGATGGACGAAATAAAGGTGTTGGAAGGCAACCAACCAAATTATAAATTCGGCTCTGTCAATTCATTACCTCACTATTTTATGGCAAAGTATAAGGATAAAACGTGGCTTCGGAAATTCAAAAAAAAATACACCAATGATAAATTCTTAAAAAAGAGGTTTTCTCCGGTAAAAGGGCTGGCCGATGTTAATGCCAAAACCTTTAAAGTATGGTTGGAATACGAAATTCAATCGATGGAAGAAGATCTCAGCGAATTACTTGGTGGGTTAAAAATAAGAGGGTTAAAATTTTAAATCATATTGTCGGGCCAGTCGGGCCACCTTCAATAATACGGCCTACACTCCTACCCGTGAGCGGGATTTCTGTTAAAAAGTCCTTTGAACATGTTTATGGGTATAAATTGGATATATATACAGTGAAATGAAAACCAAATTCACGCAGCGCAAACTCACAGAGTTTATCAAAAGATCCCAAGTTAGGGTTAGTGAAATGAAAACCTGTACGAAATGCAAGCAAAGCAAAGCGTTCACGGAGTTTCACGCGGGTAGAGGTGGACTTCAGGCCCAATGCAAAGCCTGTCGTAATACATGCCGTAGACAAAGATATGAAAGAAATCGTGAAAAAGAATTAACTAGAAACAGAAAATATCGTAAAACGAACATAGATAAAGTACGTGCACACGATAGGGAACGCAACAAAACTGAAGAGAGACGCGCCTTGATGAGGATGTGTGGAAAACGCCCAAAATACAGGAAACGAACTAATGAACGTCGAAGAGAACGTAGAAGGACCGACCCGGCATATCGACTCGAATGTAATTTACGTAGACGTTTACATAATGCACTAAAGGGAAAGAACAAGAGTGCAAGTACCATGAAGTTACTTGGTTGTAGCATATCACACCTCAGGAATCATCTTGAACAACAATTTCAACCCGGGATGACATGGGAGAATCAAGGCAAATGGCACGTCGATCATATGTTGGCGTGTGATACCTTTGACCTTGAAGACCCCGAGCAGCAGAGACGGTGTTTTCATTGGACAAACCTTCAACCCTTATGGGGACCGGAGAATATTAGTAAAGGGACGGACCCATGGTACACAGGTGGGTGGGATCCGATAAAGGGGTGGACATTAGAGAGATTGTAATTAAATCATATTGTATATTGTATCTTCACCTTTAAAATTACGATCCGTTCTTTGATCCAAACAACCATCAATGGTATCCAATTTCCACTGAATGGATTTATAAATATACGCATCCAAAGTATCTTTACATATCACATACTGTATATGACATGGATTTTCCTGACCAATTCTATGTACACGGTCTTCACTTTGCATCAAAACACCCGGAACCCAGTATAATTCGGCAAAGATAACATGGGAGGCGGCTGTAAGGGTTATACCCGTTCCAGCTGCCAACATACTCAATACTGCCACCTGATACTTTCCCTCTTGGAAATCCTTTACATACTGGTGCCTTTTCTCCGTGGGGGTATCTCCATCGATGCGCATTGCCTTTCCATCGCATGCTTCTTCAATGGCATTCATCAGTGTTTTATGATAACAAAATACCAGAAATTGATTTCCGGTTTGCATGGTATCCTTTACCAATAGTTGCATGGCGCTACATTTTGCCTCTGCTGTAAGACCAAACAATTCGGATATAATACATTTCCGTCTGAAATCGGCGGCCTGTACCTGTTTGCTACAGGGTTGCATCTTTGGTATCTCCGCATTCAATTGTTTCCATTCGTCAAACAGGGGAATCATTTCAAATGTATCACGGGCGTCCATTTCTATGTGCAATTGAGAACGATGTTTCTTTGGTAAATCTTTAAGTACATCTCTCTTTAGACGCCGTATCATGACAGTTTTCTTTGCCAACCAATGGACTTCATGTGGGTTGGATGAACCCGTGTCATCCCAATATCCTAAGGGAGACATCTTACGATCACAGTATCTCTCCGCAAACTGTTTGAACTTGGGGAAGAATTCTCTACGGACCATGTTGGCTTGAGAAAATAATTCCGATGGGCGGTTCAGGGCTGGTGTACCGGTCAACAACAAGGCTTTGTCAATCTTACGGATTAAAGGCGATAGGCCTCTGGTTCGCTTGGTTTTATGATTCTTCATGTAATGAGACTCGTCGCATATGACCATATCAAACCCATACTCTAGTAATAAGTCTCTCTTTTTCACTGCCAATTCGTACGATATAATAACTGGATACCCTTCTAGTTTGTCCTTGCCTTTCTTAATCAGACATACTTCTTCAATGCCCAACCATTTGTTGAATTCGGCTTTCCAGTTAAACCTTAAGTATGCGGGACATATCACCAATACTTTGGTATACCCGTAGTATTTAGACAGCGCGATTGCTTGTAAGGTTTTTCCTAGACCCATGTCATCTGCTATAAGGGCTCTACCATTAAGATGTCGAACCACATGCTCTACTCCATCTTTCTGGTATTGAAACATCTTTTGGTATATCTCCGTTTTCTTAAAGGTGTCGTCGAAGGGATGTCCCGGTGAATACGACATGGCTTTCTCCACTTCTTCTGGTATACAGTCGATCAGTAGACCCATATCCAAACAGTGTTGAACCGATGCTTCAATGTTATCCATGGGAACTTTGTATTGGTTTCGACCAATGCATTCGAATGGTATGGCCTCATAAGTACCTTTTAGTTTAATAATGATCTCCTCTTCATTTTTAAGAGAAAATACCGCCGTAGGAATCCTACGTCTTCTCTTGTGTTGAAAAAACACAGCGCTCATCTTTTGATAGACAAATGGAAACTATTTATAATAATTATATTACTTTTTCAATAAACTGGTCTGACAAGAAATGTTCCCTTCGAACTGGACCGACATTGGGCCATAAATATTAAGGTAAAATATCTATATATAGTATGTTATTCTATACAAATGGGAGGCAGTAGTAGTAAAGAGACTATCGCTGAGAGAATCCAGAGACAGACAGATGAAATAAGGTGGACCAGAAAACCGTGGGATTTTAATGCATTATTGGAAAAGCATAAAAAGGAGAACGAGAGTCCTCCACTCACCGATGAGGAGAAGAAAAATCTTGACTGGTTCATTCTTTTCTATAATCTAGAAGTAAAAAAAAAGAGAGAGTGGTTGAAAAAGAAGTTTGGGAGTCTGTACGTAAGCAATGAAGAAATACCACAACTTAAATTGTAGCAACGCTATTACAGGCGTAATCTTAAGACCTGCTGTGCAAGCCTAGCTCAATCTCGAGACAGGGCCTTGATTTGAAAAACTTTTTTTATTTATTTAATTTATTCATATTATACTAATAAGTACATGGATATCCTATGTAATTAACATAATCATATCATGGGCCATAATTAATTAAATAAAATATGTTTTCTATTTGAGGGGTGCCCTCTCTAAAATTGTTAGCAGGCAAATAGGCCCAAAAAATTTAGTATGAATACAGCGTTGAGTGGTCCAACAAACTGGCCCGATGTTGGGAATCATATGTATGGTTCAAGCTACCAAATGCACTCACCAGAAAAAACCATAATTGCGTATAAATAGAAAGCCAAAACTTAGAAAACTAAAGCAAACAAGATGATTACCGGTGTTAAATTTAACGTTTGGACCGCGGAAGAAATACGCGAAGCCTCTGTTGTTCATGTGACCGAGAAAAAAACATATGAAAATGGAGTGGTGGTGGAGAATGGTCTCCGAGATAAGAGACTAGGGGCGACCAGAGGCACCATCTGTCCAACCTGTGGCGAGAATCAACGCAAATGTAGCGGGCATTTTGGCCACATCGAGTTAACAACACCGGTATATCACGTTTCATGGGTTAGCAATGTCATCTATTGGTTGCGTTGTATATGTTATACCGAAGGATGTTCCGGTATACTGATCAAAGATCTGGCGAAACCTCAGGCACAGAAAAATCGCCATTTGCAACACTACAGTAAAAACATACGAACAAAATGCCTAGACTGTGAAAAGCGCCAGCCAAAGTATTCTTGGAACCGCGATAGTGGGTGCATCGATGTCAATAAGGTTGCATATCCCATCGAAAAAGTCATCGAACATTTGTCAAAGTTGGACCTCGAAGTATTGGAGAAGGTAGATCTCGCCCACCCAAAAGACATGATATTAACGGTTTTACCAGTCCCACCCCCAAGCGTACGTCCCGCCATCATGCAAGGGAACAATGTCCGCGGTGAAGATGACCTGACCTATCGTCTCATTCAAATTATGCGCACCAACGACAAACTTAAGAAAACCATCGAGGATGGTAGACCAACCCATATTGTCAACGATGTAAAGGAAGGTCTTCAAAATGTGGTTACCGGGTATATTAACCATACCAAGGTTGGGAATTCAAAACGAAAAACCTCCAAAAGAGAGTATACCTCCCTACAGGTCCGCCTTCAAGGCAAAGAAGGTAGAGTAAGGGGAAACATGATGGGTAAACGATGTGATTTCACCGGTAGATCCGTTATCACCGGGGATGACCACTTAAAGATGAATGAAGTTGGAATTCCAATAAGCGTGGCAGAAAAATTGACTATACCGGTTCGAGTAACCGCGTATAACAAAGAAACCCTTCAGACTCAATTGACCAGCGATAAATCTCCCATTAAATTCATAATACGTCCGAATGGTTCCAGAGTAGATTTATCATTTGTTTCGAGAAGATCCATTTTCTTGGCAGTAGGTTGGACCGTAGAGAGAATGTTAAAAGATGGTGATATCGTGTTGTTCAACCGGCAGCCCTCTTTGCATAAGATGTCTATCATGGCACACGAAGTAAAGGTGTTACCATACAGCACATTCCGCATGAATCTATCGTGCACAACACCGTACAATGCCGACTTCGATGGTGACGAGATGAATATACATGTTCCACAAACCGTAGAAGCCAGAGCAGAAGCGAAGAATATTATGGCAGTGAAATACCAGATTGTTTCGCCTCAATCCAATCGCCCGGTGATGTCTGTTATTCAAGATACGATGTGTGGAGCATATCTATTGTCCGCCGACGATGTTCGTCTTTCCGCCGCGGATATGATGGAATGTATTTACACCATGCCGGGATGGGATGGTATATTTCATCCACAAGAAGAATATACCGGTAAAGATTTGATATCATACACACTGCCCATGGTAAATTGGTCCAAAGCCGGTGTTCGAATCGAAAAGGGGGTTATGTTGACCGGACGTCTAACCAAAAAGGTACTGGGGCGTTCCGATGGTTCCTTGGTGCATGTTATTTACAATGATTGTGGACCAGATGAAACCATCTTATTTATCAACCGGTTGCAACGAGTGGTTCATAAATTCTTGGCAATGACTGGATTTTCTGTTGGTATAGGCGATATGATATCCGAGGTTAGTGTACAGGACGAAATCACCAAAGCCTTTAAAGATATTGAATTGGACGGAGATACAGAAAACAAGATCAACCAACGTTTGAATATATGTAGAGATACAATGGGAACCATGATACAAAAACCACTAAACGATGAGAACCGCCTGTATACGATGGTTCACAGTGGTAGTAAGGGAAGTAGCATCAACATGTCCCAGATTATGGCGGTTGTAGGCCAACAAAATTTATGTGGTGAACGTATACCAAAAACATGGACGGATCGTACCCTTCCCCACTTCAAAAGAGGTTCTAATGGTCCGAGGGAAAGGGGGTTTATTACACACTCGTATGTCGATGGATTAGACCCTCACGAAGTATGGTTTCATGCGGTTTCTGGTAGGGAAGGGTTGATTGACACGGCAATTAAAACCTCACAAACCGGATATATTCAAAGGCGGTTTATGAAGGCACTGGAAAACATTATTATTCACTGGGATGGTTCAGCGCGTAACTCGGACGAGTCTATTGTTCAATTTAAATACGGGGACGATGGGTTCGATGCCATGCGGGTAGAAAACCAATATGTGGATATATGGGAGGCACCAACCATTGAAAAGTATGGGTCCAACGCCGAAGAGTTTTGTCAATTAGAGGAGGATCATGCATTTCTTCGTGATATAAACAAGTGGCGTGATAATGGTAGTAAAGACACCGCCTATTTTCAATTGCCCATTCCAGTGGACCGTATTATCAACAATGCAAGAACTCTTTTCTCCTTTCCCTCTAGAAAGATATCGACCAACGAGGCATCAACCATGATCAATGGATTACTGGAAACTATCGACAATGATATGTTGAAGATACTGATCCGGTGTAAATTGTCATCCTATCGAATTGTTCACGAGTATGAATTGTCACTGGATGAAATTGAAAACATCATTCATAAAATAAAATTGGAATACGATGTTATCAAAGCAGTAGCAGGAGAATCGGTTGGAGCGATTGCGGCACAGAGTATAGGAGAGCCGGCCACTCAGATGACCCTGAATACCTTTCATTTTGCCGGTGTTTCAAGTATGAATGTAACCTTGGGTGTGCCCAGACTGGAAGAACTGATCAATTGTACAAAGAGTGAAAAGATGAAAACCCCATCTAGCATCATACATACAGACGACCCGGATAAGGTTATCAAGCAATTAAAGCATGTCCGTTTCGAAGATTTGGTGAAAAAGATGAAAATAACCAAGCAGCCGGACAAAGAAGAGGTGAAATGGTTTCATATATTCCCAGATCAGGATTATGTAGCCCATCAACCGGAAAGGGAAACGCTGGTAATATATTTGAAGGAATGGTACGATGTTTTTGCAATCAAAGAAAGCATGGACACTTCCAAAGTGACTTGTGAATATACCGATGGACCAACCCCTATTTTTCATATTCAAATGCAAAATGATAATGATATAGGGTTATTTTACGAGCAGCATATTCGCAAGGCAACTATTCGTGGCATAGAGGGAGCAGAAGAAACGATAAAGGTGAAACCACCGGGTGCAAAGAAGTACCACGTCGAAACCTCTCTGTCTAATCTAAAGAAGATTATTCAACTGGAAGACATCGACTTTTCATCGATCAACACGAACGATATACATGCGGTGGCAAGGCAATATGGAATAGAGGCGGCGAGGGGTACTCTGATACGTGAAATTAGACAGATATTATCTTATTATGGGATATACGTCAATATGCGACACATTACTTTGGCGGTGGATTGGATGACATGGATAGGACAATTGACACCACTGACACGTCACGGTATACGAAAAATGGATACGTCTCCACTCAAGAGATGTACCTTTGAAGAAGTGGTTGATGTGTTTAATCAAGCAGCATGTTCCAAAGAAGTGGATAGTCTTAGTGGGGTTTCGGAGTGCATTATCACCGGTGCACCTCCAAAATTGGGTACCAATGTTGTTGGAACAATGATAGACGAGGGTGTCATAGAAAAATACAAAGTTCCGTTTCCCGTGGAACAATCCATGTTCACTTCCAAATGGCAAGAAGAAGATAACCCATGGATATCGATGGACGACGAAAAGGATATATACGGTGGTATTCCCGGCCAACAACTGGACCCATGGGCAGATGAGCGTCAACCGTGGGAAGTACAGCAGACTATGCCATTTGGACAGCCGCCTATGTTACAACCGTTTGGACAACCACCGATGTTACAACCATTTGGATTTCAGCAACCTACTACTCTTGGGTTTCAGAATCCCATACTTCCCGGTATGCAGGCGCGGCCGGTGGCATTACCGAGTGCGCAAATGTTTGCACCCGTTCAAGCACCGTTTGTCCCGACATCACCGACATATGATCCGAATCGTCCTCCTTCGCCGGTATATGATCCGAATCGCCCGATGTCTCCGGTGTATGACCCCCTAAATCCACCTCAATCTCCGAGGACCCCGCCCGATAGTCCAATGGCCCCGGGGTATGGTGAGGAGACTCCGACCTCTCCAGCGTATCGTCCGGATACACCTCCGGGATCTCCAATGTCCCCGTGTTATTCGCCGACGAGTCCCGGTTACGATGGCGTCGTGCCAATGTACGACCCCTCACGTGTCGTCGTGGAGCCTCAAAGTAAGCGCAGAAGGACTTATTGTTAATAACCATTAATTGAAACACCAAGTCAGAGAGTGCACATATTACCACTAAATAAGACATATTATCAAAATTTTCTCTAGTGACACCCAGTAAATTACCTACTAGTCCTCCCAGTTCATCCGCTATCACCGTGCTTAGATTCGAGACTGCCATCAATAAGGCATAGAAGGTTCCCTCTACACCAGACTTTGCATTGTGTGCAATGATAACAATGACCGGCATCATGATAAACATGCCAAACAGCGACTCACCTATCGTATCGAATACAATTAACCATAAGCTACTACTGACATTGGATACCACCAATAACTGGATTAGTTGACAACAAACACCACAATATATGGAAATTCGCATCAGTTTTAAGGGAGGGACATTGAGCAAAAAGGTTTTGTACGTAAAGGTGGAAGCTAGAAATGCCAACGAGGAAGACATCGTAATCCATTGGAAATCCTCTGGTGTAAATTTCAATTTTTTACGGAGATAATATGTATAGAATGGTCCATAATTCGGTCCGATGCTAATGGCAAAAATAGCAAATGCAAGTGGGCGCTTTTTGTACACAGCTTTCCATAACTTTTTGCATATGTTCTCTGGTGCGTTGGAAGTGTTTATATCTATTTTCCATACATTGAGTGCCATAATTATACAGGGGAGTGCCATCAATTGAAATACCGTTCTTGTTCCAAACTTTTCATATATGGTTCCACCAAAGGTTGACCCAATAACCGATCCCAAGGCTCTTGAAGTCCAACAATTCCCCTGTGTTTTCCCCTTTACTTCTTCTTTCTTTGCATAGTCTACGGTTATACAGTCGGCGCATACATCGGCGAAACACATCAAAAAGGAAATAAGGGTCATGGTGGCTACCATGCTTCCTTTGGTAGCAATAAAATTTGGAAGCGTGATATATAGATAGCCCAACACGACACCGCAACAAAATATGTACGGCCTTCGTTTCCCCCAGTCTATAATCTGGTATCTATCAGATATGAGCCCAAACACCGGTTTAATACACCATGGGGCAGCAATGACACCGTAACTCATGGTCATTTCTACCGGAGAAAATTTTAATTTTTCCATCATTTCAAAGTTCATGGCTATGCTTCCAAAGGATAAACAAAACCCAAAGGTAAAGTAACATATATAGAGTGATAACATTTATAAACCAGTATAGTATATTTATATGAATTAAAAGTTTAAGCCTCGTCGTCTAAGTCCACTTGATACGTCTCCATCCTCGTCTTTTGTGCCTGCTTGTTCACCTGCTCGTTCCTCGGTTTTCTTAAGAGGGAGTCTATTTAAAAATTCCTTGAGAATATTTTCCTGAGCTTTCAATGCGTCGGCAATGATTTTGTTCAACGACTTTCCTTTGGGTATGGGCTTAAAAATATCAACTCCTATAGTTTTTGACGGTCCTGCACCCCTGTCCCCAATGTAACCATATTTAGAATCGGAGTTATAATCCCTTTTATCAAACTCTATTTGGTTTGCCATCAATTGTTGAACTTGGAACTGTGTTTGGTAGGCCAACTTACTGACATTTCTGATAATAAAAGAGTTTTTGAACGGGTTCCTGACCGCAAAAGCTAGCCACCACATCAAACAGAAAATGAGCATATCACCCGCCACAAAGATAAATAACCAATATTCCTCCAGAATACCATGGTATTTCAAATAAGTTTTTGGCATAAACCATGCATATATTCCTATTAACACAGCTCGAAAAATATTCACAACCAAGGGTTCGCTGAAGGTTTTTAACGAAGATAAAGTGCCCCAAGTTGCGTAAATAGAATTCCATCTATCTATAGCGGCGGATGCGATAGCAGAACCTTCGTCTGCTCCAAACCCAAGTCCGTTCTCAAACAGTCTCATTATTTCGTCCATTAACACGGTCATAGAACACTCAAACGCATCCATTTCTGTCCACTTATTTATATCTGTTATCTTTTTATACAAAGCATGTTGCACCTCTGCGTTTAAATCTTGACCTGCTTGTTCTATTAATTCAACCAATCGCATCCTGTCGGTTTTTTGCTCACCTAATTTAAATTCTTTTCCGAGAATAAATTCGCGTTCGGCCTCTTGACCGATCTCCACCACTGTCGCATTCCTCATTATCACCTTTACACTCTTGATCAAATTTTTATATTTTTGGGGGTGATCTAGTTGATCTCTGGCATCCCTCCAATAATTCGGATATTCTACCGTAGAAGAAAATATCAAGTTCATAAGACTGCTATGGTCCTTTACCTCATAGTATTTCCTATCTGATAGTGCCTCGAATGGGCTAGACCATGAAAATAATCGAGAAGAACACTCTGTTTTCGGACAGGAACATTTTGCGGGTCTATACTGAACTGTATATTCACCGCCCGCTATTGTATTTTTCACCGTCGGTGCCAACGACGACAATAAGTATTTCATTTTTCGATATGTGAATTCTACGTCTTTCTTAAAGGAAAGTTTACCTTCTTCAAGTTCATATTTCTCTCGGTCGAAGGTTAGATGTACCAACAACATGGCCATGGCCTTTATATCGCCCGCTACTTCTTCGTATAGACGTAAAGTTTCTTTGTATTTGTCCAACCCCGCTCCTAATGCCAAAGTTAATAGGAAAATTAAAATGTTTGTAACGTTTCCAACAATGGGGTTGTTTTCCATCGAACACCGGTCAGTGAAGTTTTTGTTTTCAATTGGGTTGCTCCACACCTGTTTTATCTCACCGCCATATATCTGAAAGGTCGTTTCCAAATCGCAATTGTTTTCGTAATTGTCTAAATGAATTCTGAGAAATACAAGGCTGAGAGCCCATATCAATAAACTGGCAACACTCGCTGAAAATAACCACCGGCCAAACCAATGAAACCCATTCCACACTACTCCGTTATCTGGTTCATATTTCAGTTTTATTTTTTGTCGTAACAGGGTTCGTTTACTTTCTATGTCGTCAGTATCTTTACGTTGGTTAAACAGAGAACCGCGCCGGTTTTTATCCGGGGGGTTAACTCTTGTTTGTATATTCTTTCTTCTAACTCTGGGTCGAATAAGCAAACCTTGTGATTTCGGTTTCTCGCCACATTTACAAACCCAACAATTAACACAACATTTAAGAAAATCACAGGTTGGCATATAATATTTACATATAGATTATTTATACTATTCATATCCCATTTTATCGATTATCTGCTGACCAAGTTCCATTGCTTTGTCCGGGTCAGTTTGAGTGCCAACCTCCTTTTTCTGTACAATGGTTGGTGGTGGAATCACTGGCAACGAGTGATTAAAAAAACCCAAGTATGGGTTCAGGGGTGGAAGTATAGTTCGATTAGGCTGTTCCAATATCTTATTTGTTATTTTACTTCTATAGTGTAGATATCCTAGAAAAGGAAAGTGATTCCACTCCCTGACATTAATTCTATTATCCATTTAAATATGATTACTTTGTATTTATATAAGGTTTTATTCGATCGACATCCCTTCTACGCCATGGGAAGATATCCTTCTTCTCTTACGTGCTCTTGCTAGATTTTGAAGATCAATACCCATGCTCTCTGATGCCTTAATTTTAACTGTCTGGTCAGTCTCTTGGTTGCCCATATTCTGATCCTTTAAATCATCGGGATATGTCATGGACTCCTTTGATACGACAAGTGAATCTTCCAATGCCATCGGGTGATACTCAAAGGCATCTTGTTTATCCATCTCCAAGAAAGATATACAACGACGAGACCACGCCCATGTGTCTGTATCACAATCCATAACAATCGCATCGTGTGTTCCTAACATATCGTCGTTCAGGCCCATCATATCTTTTACACCGGAGGTTTCCTGATTCGAGTTTCGAATGATGGGAACTTTTTTGGTAGAGTCCGCCTTCAGTTTCATCACTTGCATGAACTGTGGGTACTGGATAACACCAGAGGCTGAACGCTCCGGAACACCAGTGACAATGCGACGAGTTTTTGTCTTTTGATGCACAATCTGTTTGATACACTCTGTAATAAGAGAACCCTTGGTGACATCCTTTTTTCGTATATCCAAGAACAGACCAATGTGCACATCATGGAAATTGTTACCAGAGGAAAAGGCAACTGCGGTTTTCTTACCAGTGCTATTCTTTTTTGGTTGTGCGTAGGTATCTTCAAACATGCATTCCGCATTGGGATTCTCTGCTTCGAAATCATCTCGACACTGGTACTCATGTGCACGAAATGGCTCCGACGACAACTCTTTAATCACCCCATGAATGTTGTGTAAGGATGGCTTACCCTGATGATACGGAATGGCATTTTGAATCTTAATACAGAGTTGTTTCAGACCCCCTGTAAAACGAATGTAGTTGTAGTCCAACTTTTCCGTAGTTCCAGTAATGATGTCTCTATCTTTCTTGTACATGGGGCTGTACTGGAAAAGAGTCCACATGGCTCGAAGTGTTTTCACGCGGGATACAGACAACTGAGGTACTTCTACCGCCACCATGTTGATTGCACACACCGCTATTTCTTCTGTGCAATACAACAGTGGTTCTACATCCAACAATTGCTTCAACTCAAATGGCTTTCCAGTGTGAATACCCCCCTTGATGTTGAACACAATATCCAAGGCGTTCGTAATCGTCAAGATTCTACACAAAATTCTGAACCGTTCGGTGGTTCTTGGGGGTATACGAATATCGTATTTTTTCAGTTTCTTGCCAATGTTGCTCAACACAATGTTAGAGGCATCCAAATCAACATCGCGCATGATCCCACAGAATATGAACTTCCAGATATAAAATACCTTCATCTGTTGGTCCTGACAGTAGTAGAGAAACTGGTCGTATTTGTCTTTGAGTTCCGGTTTGGATTCCATTTCAAATGCCTTGCGTTGATAGTCCGCGATACTTTTATCCTGACGGAATACCCTGTCGAATTCACCCCAGTGAAACCGAGATTTCACTGCTTCTTCTGCTTCGGCAGGGTTATCGTTAGTGGCACCAACATAACAACCAATCTGAGAAGATATGGCAATACGATTCTTTCTTTCGCCAGTCTCCTCGTCGCGAACAAATTCTTTTGTACGTACCCGATTGGAAGTTAATTTCTCCTTCATGGCAGACAAGGCTTTCTGTGCGTCCTCCCCCTTATTGGTTGCTTGAAACAAACCGGGTGGTGCCTCGTTAAAGACAGTCACGTGGTCGTTTTGATCACCGTCTACGGCATCTGCCCTAGTGGTCTGATAAGTAATCTCTGTAATGGTCCCTTGTATGGACATCAATTGCATCATTTCAAAGATATACGATTTGGAAGTCGCACTTTCTCCGGTGTAAATCATGTTCCAATGCAATTGATTTATACCATGCTGACGATAGGAATCATACACGGCATAGTGCAACTTAATCAATTCTGGATGGGCAGAGGCAACGCACATGTAGGAATCCAACCCCTGAGAGAACCAGTATTGCATGTTTGCAAATGGGGACAAGGAAGGATCTTTTATTTCAAATTCAAAGGACCCAAACTTGTTGTGCAATTCTTTCCTCACATGTATAAACCATCTGGCAATGTTTTTACCCGCATGCGATATATCCGCATCACCGGAAACACACTGCTGTTCGAACTTGTCTACCATCATTTCTTGCACCTCACGCTTGTTGGAAGAGAACTCCATGCGATAGGCGGTTTCTAACTCAATCATGTCAAAGGCGCTTATACTGTGCTGGTTCTGGTATTTGCTTTTCAGACGCTCTGTATATTCCATACTCTCTGACCCATGCCCCTGTTGTAGGGTGGCGTCGTAAATCATATTGCCCTTCACCCAACCGTTTATATTCACCGCGGCGGGGACTTCTTTTAATTCATGAACAATAAATCTTCCCTTTGCTACCGATTTGAGACCCTCCAGTTGCTGTTCGTTCAAACCAATCCACGTGTGGCTAATTTCCGACACCGGAGAAGCGGACGCCATAAACTCCTCAATCAAACACCTTGCCGGACATGGTTTAACGTACACATTGCTTTTCAAATTATCATGCTCGTTGACAGACACGTGAATTTCGGGTAAATCTACCCAGATGTGTTGATGGGAAGGCAGGTACTTTGCCCATAAGTACGATGCTTCGATCTGATGCCAGAATCGTTTCACTACCAACTTTTCACGTGGGAATTTCCACTCGGTTGGCGTATCCACGTCGTTGCAATAATTCTTCGGTTCGTTTTGTGCGACACATGCTCCCTCTATCTTGAAATTGTTGAGAGAAAATATCTCTGTTGGAGATGCATCTTCGTTTTTGATCAATGTGTTGTCCAATAGGGCGGAGGACTCGTAAATCTTATCCGTACACGAAGTATCACCCTTGTAGATGTTGCATATATTGAGAATATACTGCTCCTTTGTTTTGACATGCCTCTGATGGTATTCCCACTCTTTAAAGTTCATCTTTTTGGCATTGTCTTTTTTCTGTGCCAAGTCCAACATAACTTTGAATATTGTACCCATCATTACCATACCGCGGTTGATGAATACATGGATACGTTCACCGACTACGCCTCCAGTCTCTCCTTTTACCACTTCAAAGAATACAACCACGCCGTCTCCATCTGGTAGTGCATCTTCTTGTGGTTGCTCTCCCGCGGGTGGTCTGCCTCTTCCTCTACTGGCGGGTTTGGTTGGCTTTGATTTGCTTATCCTGTTAACAAAATCTAAAAACCAACAGAAGGTGGCCTTTCTCGCCTGTGATTTGTGGGAACCTTCCTCGTTTTTCTGCCAGTCTCCAAAGGTCGCCGAATTGGATCGCATAAACTTGCGTGGCAAGGAATAGACCAGATGAAGGAAGTTATGGTCCGGCAATTCAATTTTGATCTGTTTTAAGTGGTTAGAGGCATTGAATGGCCAGTCTTTACCCGCGTGGATAAAGGAGGCTGCTTGTAAATAATCACTCATTTTACAAGGATAATTTCTTGGTTATATAGTTTGAAAAATATTAAGTTTGGAAGTCTTTATATATGTTTTTGTCTTTGATTAGTAGGTCTCGGTAGTATATGAAGTGGCCCGACAATTTATATAATAGCTATAAAATATAGTATATATGGTCGGTCCGGTTATTTTAAATGAAGAATATAGAGAAAATGTACTACCACTATGCCGATACACAAGATGTTTATTATAATGATATTGTCCTGTCCAATGATAAGGTCCATCGGTTTTTCCGTAGGATGGGAATACGGTTGGCACCACTTCAAGTAGCCGACCTAGTGTATATTATGGACCCCCATAACTACGGTTATGTTACACTAGATAGCATTAATAAAATAATGGTGTGACAACTGGCCCGATGGCCCGACCCACGCACAACTGACCCGACTGGACCGACCATCTCATCATACGATAGTACACACTACACCCCATACCCACACCTACACCATCCCCCCCCACACCTACAAACATTCGAACCAGTCCAAGAAACAGAAAACAAAGTATATAAACAACCAATTATCAATTTAAAATGTTCTCACAAGTTAAAGAAATGTCACAAAACACCCAGATGAAGCGCACTGCCGAAGAAGCCCAATTATCCACCGAGGCCGTAACTGCCCCTGCCAAAAAATCCAAAGCCGCCAAAGGTCCATGGATGCCGGTCGAGTTCGATGCCAATGGTGGCAATGCCTTATCTATTGTTGTGGAAAAAGATCGCGCTGGTGAATTAATCCCCAAAGCAAAGGTTGCGGGCCAAGAAGAAAGTACATTCGTTGCGCAATTCAACACACCGGCCATGACGGTTCAATTCAACGACTTGAAGCAAGGCGGCGATACCGGAAAATTCGGTAAAGATGAAACGAATTACAAGTACAATGTTAAATGCGTTAAAGGTCTACCAGACAAGGTAGCAGCAGCGATGCCAAACGAGGAAGTACGCCAAGAAGCATTCATGAAGTGGGCAGAAAACACTTGCGACGCGTTGTTGACCAAAGCCTTTGAAACGAAAGGTTGCATGGAAAGCCACAAAAAGAAGGCAGCCAAGGCGGCAAAAAAGAACAAGACGGAGCCACTTCAAGAGTTCTTGAATGGCGCCACTAAGTCAATGTTAAAGGAATATACCGACCAAGATGGCGACGATCATCCCATGTTTGTATCCGGCCGCCGTGGCCAATACAAGAATGAACAGGGCGAATACACCGACAATCGCCCAGTCTTCTGGAAGCGCACCCAAAGCGGGTGGGAAAAGGTGGAGGTACAGTACATATCCCAAGGTTCGGTTGTCAAATACCAAGTTGGGTTTCGTGCCTATGCCACGCCCAATATGTATGGCGTATCATGCGATTTGGGTAAGAACATTGTGGTTGTGTTCAAGGTGAATAAACCAACGCAACAAACCTCGTCCGAACCAATTGTTCCGTACATCGAATTCTAATTGAGTGGTAGAAGTAGACATCGTGGGTGGCCAAGATGTAAAAATGATAAACTAAAAGTATAATATATATTAATTAAGCAGCACAAGTACCCGCGTTCCCATTGTCTGAATAGGGTCTTTTATCCCCCTTATCTCCTCCTGAATTACACCCTTCCTGATAAGCCTGTAGCATTTCTCTACAGGGGGCAAGATCTTCGTTGTAGCAACATTCTTTGCGGTTTAAAGGAGCATATGCAAACCCGCTGGCTTGAGCCGCGTATACGGCTTTAAAGGTAGTTACTCCATTGCTGCAAGGCACGCAATTTGTAATCAGTTCGGTTGAAACGTCGTATCCTTTAGGTATAGTGGCATCGGCTGGGTCTGGTTCCAATAGATTGAACTCACCATCGGCGCATGCCTTCCTCCCTTTAACACTACCAGATAAAAAACGACCATCGTCATGTTTTCCTTGACCATCAAAAGCCGCAAAAGCTGCTATCGCATAGGTTGACAAAATTACAATATTGAGTAACTTCATTTAGTATTATAGGAATATAAATATATACTGGTCAAAAACAATTATCGGGTATTCAGAGAATCATAACACCTAGTACATTTTACGGTATATAAAACCCCGGTCTTGAATCTAAATGCGTTCCCATATTATAACAACTATATCCTCCCTGATATTGTTTTCCAGCATATCGTACATTGGTCATTTTCATACCTACTGGGCCAAACGAACCAAAGATTATGACAGAGCTACTGTATTTATTCGTTCTGAAACTTGTACCAACCCAAGGGTACGAGCTTCCTTGGGTGAATTTAATCTGTGTGATAAAAGCGAGACGATTCTAAGTAAAGAACCGTTTATCGCAGCACTGTACGATGTAGCAGAAGACCTGAATGTATGCGGACATAATAGATGCACCGTATTGTATGTAGATGTGACTAAAAATTTATATAAATGGGTGGTCGGCGTTATACTACTGGCATTTATAGGGGTTTGGGTAGGACTCATCGATTTAAAGCAGATGTGGGACAAAAAGATTATGGACCATTATACACTACCACATAGAGATTAAAATTTAAACTGTTTACTATTCTGGCGGCCACATGCCCTCGCTCTAGGGGGAGGCATCAGTAACTTTTTTACTTCTTCGTCCTCCATATCTAACAATTTAATGCTTACCGCGTCACCACCTGTGTAATTGGTATCATCGTCGGCTTTGCGTTCAAGTATCCAACCACCCTTTTTCCATTTATCGTTTTCAAAATCAAATACATCGTCTTGCTTTATCTCCATCTCCATCTCCACGCGGTGCCATTCCCATTTGTTATCTCCTATCCATGTTAGGGTGAACTCTTGGGCATCCTCCTTACATGGATGGCCCGAACGGATAAGTGATTTGGGTGACAAGTTGCATTGATTGCCCTTGAAGGTTACTTGGCTTATAATTTGGGTTTCGGTCTGGTCCATTTGATTATAACCACTAACCGTAAAAGATAGTTGTACCCACTGCTTATTATATTTTTCTATAAAGGCATCCATTTTAAATAATAATATAAGATTAATATACTTATTTTAAACTGCTTGAATCAATTTGGCAGTGGCATCCCCATACTTCTCGCACTCTTGAATAAACTCCTCACGGTGTTTCTCTATATATGATCCCACAGTAGTTCTCCATCCTTTGTGTGGCAATTTTGAGAACAATAGGGACATAAGAGTATTGTCTTTTGGTGGCGTGCGCTGGTTGGTCATCTCGTCCACCGATAATACTTGGCAACCGGTCCTGCTCGCTAACATATTTCGGAAATGCGTATCTGAAATATTAAAGGCATGGCGGAAGATTAACACCTGTACTAAATTCTTCATGTACCCATCCGTACAAAAACAATGAAAGTTGTTTCGTACAACCATACCTTCAAAGGCTGGTGCATATAGGTAATGCAAATTACCCTCTTGAATCAATTCAATATTCATTGGCGTAATACCATACTGTTCCTTCTCCTTGTCAATATCAATCTGGAACTGGGCACCGATGGGGTCCAATGGTCCTTTGACAAAGTAATCACCGGAGGAAGTGGTGACGATCCATGAACAGGGTTTGTTGCCGCAAGGTTTTTGAGTAAGTTTCATTTCAAGTACCTCTTCGTCGTTTAAAGTACGCAGGGTGTTGAATGCTGATCTTGCTCTTGCCCGACTGTTGTTAGATTTGGCATTGGCTGTACCAAATTTCTCTTCTTCTTCCATATAGATCACCTTGGCCATCTCTTGAATCTTCTGGCGCTTATCATACCCCTCTGATGGATTCTCTATATATGCACCGACATTTAAAAAATGGTGTAGACCCCTCTTTCTCTTCTTCCCGGCAGAGGTGTGCTTGTCCATTGCATAATCTGGTATCTCGAAGGCTTTACGTACCATATCTTCCGAGGTGATTGTAACCGCTGGTGCTGGTGTAGAGTCGTGGAATCGATTTGCTACAATGGTATACAAATAGAGACGACAGGTCAGTTTGGGAGACTTTTTCCACATCTCTTTGAATTGATACCATAGAGTCATCTCGTTGTTTCTCAGTCTACCAATGATCATTTGTATACGATCGAACCCCTCACGCTCCGTGATATCATTTTGTGTTGGGCGTTCTTTGCGTCTAGGAACACGGAGAAGAATCTTTTCAATGTTGGTGGCCATGGCTACCTCTGGTATATCCGATTCGATACCTTTGGTGGCATTGTGCAAGGCAACTTTACATAACCATGCGACATGTCGGTCCGATGGAAGAGAGGCAACCTTCTTTGCCCATAGTGCGACTCTCTCTGAGGCTACCTCTTTATCCACCTTTTTGATATCCTTCTCTGCCATCAGAATATCACCGATCATCTGCTGTCCTTGAGGGAATTTATCCTCCACGCATATAGTCTTTAAATACTGAATAGACGGGTGGGGATATCCACTGTCCAGAATTTCCAAGGAGGTCTGGATGGCCAAGTTGGTATCGCCTCTACGACAGGCCTTTTGCTGCGTCGAGCGCAACAGACCAAAGGTGTTATTGTTTACTGATTTACGAGATAACCACATGTTTGCTTGTTTTCTTTTTGTCTATATATATCTGTTTTCGTAATAAAATGTCTATGAACATAAACCAGATATCCATATCCATATATGCAAACTGGTCCAACTGGCCCGACCTTCTGGTCCCAACGCTGTATTCATACTATTTTTTTCAGAGCTATTTACCTGCTAACTATTTTAGAGAGGGCACCCCTCAAATAGAAAACATATTTTATTTAATTAATTAATGTCTATGATATGATCATGTTAATTACATAGGATATCCATGTACTTATTAGTATAACATGAATAAATTAAATAAATAAAAAAAGTTTTTCAAATCAAGGCCCTGTCTCTGAGTTGGGCTAGGCTTGCACAGCAGGTCTTAAGATTACGCCTGTAATAGCGTTGGGAACTCGTTGAAAAAGCAGCTATATAAGTATGTCTATTTTATGTTAAATGTCTGTTATTTCAGTTAAACACGATGATACTCCATCCATAAAGGTCGCATTTTGTGGCGCAATGGGAAGTGGAAAAACATTTGCCTCCAACCTTATAAAAACACAATGCGATGTCAGTGTTGTGTCTATTGCCAAACCAATCAAAGAAATTGTGATGGATATGGGCCATAAGGGCAGATCTGCACATATCATGGTGGGAACGGTTGGACGACAAATCGACAACAATGTATGGGTGGACAAGTTAATGGAACGCATCACCGCGTATGAATCAGCAGGTAAGAATAATCTTGTTGTTGACGATGTAAGGTTTCAAAACGAGGCAAAGGCGCTCAAAGAAGCCGGGTTTACTATCGTATATCTGAATACACCGTGGCATGTGCGATATCAACGTATACGAGAACGGACAGACGACCTGACACAGCATGTCAAATGGTTCGCACATCCAAGTGAAACAGCACCGGAGAAAATCGATCGTAAGTATTTCGATTTCATTTGTTCCACCGAAGAGGAGGTGACGAAAGTCGTGAATAATTTATTGAGTATATAAGTAATTAATTCTTCTTATAAATGTTCCAATTGCATCTACAATATTCCGAACTACCTTATAATGTCAACAACTTCCATGCGATGGTTCGCGTGGCACCAGAAAGTGTTATTGACGAAAAACTACCACCGAAAAGTATTCTTTACTTGTTGGATGTAAGTGGGTCATGTGATGTAAAAACGGTCAAAGAATCTATTGTTCGTTCACTACCTTTTCTTCGTCCAGAAGACGAGGTATGTGTAGTATCCTTCAGCACGGAGACCTGTGTGGATATTCCATGGACCACTTGTAACGCGACAAACAAACAGCGCATTATCCAAGATATCGTCAACATCAAAACTGGTGGATGGTCCAATATCTCCAACGGTATATTTCACGCGATAGAGAGATGCATGGAGAGGGACAATGCACATATTGTTGTATTGTCCGACGGTACTCCCAACTCTGGTGTTACCAATACACAAAGTTTGGTGAAGATGGTCAGAAACACCACCCATGGTACCAACATTCGTATTCATGCATTTGGGTATGGACACCACGAGACGAATCTACTAAGGGCATTGGCAGACGCATGCGAAGGAACCTACAACTATATCCGTTCAACCGAAGAATTACCAGTAGCGTATGGAAGCGTGTTGGGGGCGACCATGAGCACTGTCTGTCAGGGTCTTGTTATATCGTTAAAGAGTGATACCATCCTGTTCACCGATATGAACAACAAGACCATTCAATCCCAGTATATCGGGGATGTATATGCGGATGAAAATAAAGATACACTGTTCAAATGTCATATCATTCATGATTCGGACGAACATCGTATTGATTATACCATCAAGGGGTATAATATCATTACTGGAGAACCAGTTTCGTATCATGCGCATCAGGTGTTTAACCGCGGGAATGACAACATGCAATGCGAAAAGGTTACCAACCGGGTAGAAGAGTGTAGAGTGGTAAAGGAACTAAAGAAAGCACGTTTTGCAGAATCGGCGGAAAAAGCGATTCAAATTCTATCTCAAACCTCGACTCCTCTCAAGTCTCTACAGGAAGACATCGATCTCCTTATCGGTTCGAGGGATAGCGAATACAATATGAAATCACTATTAAATCGCATTGAACAGGAATATTCGCAACAGCGAGACAACCGTTCTGATGATCTGTTAAGCGAGTATTATACCCCCTTTCGGATGTGGACGAGTAGACAAGTATCACATAATTAATAATTAACAAGTATATTAATAATATTTTATATAATAAATGGCCGCCATAGTAGAAGATAGATGTGGGTCTAATTTTGAATGTCATTTAACCAAACTTATAGCCAAATCTATGTGTCTATCAAAGAAATACGAAGACGAAGTATGCGAATTAATAACAGCGGTGATAGGCCAACGCTATGATCGTAAACGTCTCCTTGCAGGGATACCAAATGAGTGTATGGAATGGTACGAAAAAAACCGTGGGGACGATAAATATAGGAAAAAAGAGTGGTTACTTCAAAACGATTTAGAAAACCAGATTATGAAGAAGCGACGAGATTACAGTAAAAAATCCAAGGAGGAAAAAAAACTACAAACCCACTTGGAAAAACACAAGATCAAAGTCAACGAAATGGTCTTGAAATTGGCAAAGGATAAAGATATTAGTGATTTTGCCCTTCAGATACGAGAAGATTACGTCAACGGCCAAACCGGTGGGATAAAGACCATGATTAGAGACATGGGATTAAAAATAACCGCTTACATAAAGACAGTATATGGCCTATGTTTAGAAGGTGTAGGAACTTGTATAGCAGTAACGGCATCTATAATAGCAATACTTGGTGGGACTATATGTTATTTTTCTCCGGAATGTAGTCAATATTTCACTGGTTTGGGCGATTGGTTTTATGAAATACAAGGTACATTCATGCAAGCCATGTTTGGCTGGGAATTTAAAATTACATATACCACTTATAGAGTGATTAAAAACGAAGAATTGGAATTAAGCAAAGCTCCAACATATTGGCAAAACTTTGTAGATTTTTCCAAACATTATTTTAGTGGACCTCGCGTCGGTGTACAACCCGGAAATATGGTTCAGAAGCGCGATAAAATAGTTAACGCCATGACACTAAAAAAAGCAACCTCTTTGATAGATATAGTTATGCTTGCATCGTTGGGTTTAGAACCAATATTGGTAGATACAACTAGTTTAAAAAATTTAATAGATGGGGTATATTGGCTACAGGCTGGCGCAAGCGCATTTAAATTGGGTTGGGATGGAATAGATTGTAAAAACGGAGATAGATCAAAATGTGTTACAGTGTTCATCAGAGTATTGGGATATTGTCTATCTGCTTACATAAAGAAACATTTCGAGGACGAAGATTTTGATAAGTCTACCATATTGGCATTGCAAATAGAAGGAAAAATTATATCTGAAACATTTTGGTTTTTAATGGAACAGGCGGCGGGACATAATCTATTCCCTTCTATTATTGGGGACAATAAATACGAACAGCTAAAAAACGTGGCACGAATGCGAACGTGTGTATCACTGATAAATTTGATGTGCACGGTCCAAAATGTGTTGCCTGTTATGGCGGAGGATTATGCAACCGGAAAAGATAAAATGGGCGCATTGTCCGGATTGATTTTAGACACAAAAATGACAGACCTATTGGGGGCGTATAGAGGCCAAATGTGGCTTTATGATGTTAAAACAGAAAAAAAGAATCTAGAGGCCGCCGAAGATACGATACGAAAAGCAGTGAAGGCCGTTGACAATAAAGATAAATTGATTAAATCCTCTTTGGAAATGTTAAAACACCAGCAAAAAGTCTTAGACATAGCACATATAGAGATATTAAAACAGAGAATTGACTCATTTAATAAAATATGCAAACGGTTCACCATTGGCTACTGCACAAATCGTGATGCATTGTATTCTGGAAAAAAATGTTTATTATTTGACAACAAGACCGTCGAATACATGCCACAGAACGGGGAGAAGATCATTGCATTGTTTGTCACAGAATATTTAAATCTACACCGTGAATTGTTGAAGCAATTTAAAGTTGCAAAGGATTTGGTGGTAATACCGGAAACATTAAAAAACTTTGTTAATGAAATAGAGGGTATAATTAATGATTTGAAAATTTGGACAAAAACTGGCGAAGATTCACTTCTTTTTGACTTTGTAGAAATACAAACAAAAACGAGAGACAAACTTTCCAACTTGAACGTGGAAAGATTAAAGAATATTAATGCAGAAATAGTGAACGATAATCTAATAGAAAAGAAAATAGATGATTTACATGATAGATTATCTTTACAAGTTACCGGTGATTTGTTAAAGACGGTCGAAGCCATAAAGACGGTCGAAGCCATACCCATTGTAGCAGCGACACCTGTAGATGGAATGCGAGAGTATAAATTAAAATTTTAAAGTTCATTACTCATTAAACCTTCTTTTGTAATATTGATGAAATGTTGAACGAATCGATTCAACTGTGTTAAATCTACCTGTTGACCGTATACACGAAAAACAACGTACATTTTGGCGATGAAAATAATAAGGCAGGTCTGAAGTAACTTCATAGACCAAAGCGTTATTGGGATGCAATATTTAAACTGGTAATGAACCAATATGAATACCGCAACGAATGCGATGAACCAGCCAAGTTCTTCTAGCATATTTGATACAAACACCGTAGGTATTTATACATCATTTTTGGAACGTTTTGCACCGTCTTCTTTTTTGGCAAGACGTTTACGTTTGCGTTCCATTTTTTTTTCTTTGAATTGTTGGTTTTCTTGCTTTAAACCAATATTGGTTTCAACAACTTTGTCCAAACGTGCGGAAAGCTTTTCGTTGTCTTCTCTTCTGGCTTTAATACGCTCGCGAAGCTTTTTGACGCGTGCACGTGATTTTTCGTACAATAATTGCATCTTGTCAAAGTCTTCTTTGTTGTGAAGGGTTGCCTTTTCCCATTCTTGAGCATCTTCTTCTGCCTCTTCAAGGTTTTTTTCGCATTGTACCAAGTCTTGTTTGACCGATACAAGTTTGGATTTTAATTTTGCATTTTCATTGGTCAATAATTTTACTAAATCTGTATTTTGTGCCATTTTAATCACTGTTTTATTATATTTTTTTATACTTCTGCTTCTGTTATAAAGGATGCGTATGAGTTTATTCCACATGCATTCTTATTACGCTCCAAATATAAATATCCTGCTTGTCCCCAGTGTGGACCCCACGAATTTTTGATAATCCAATACTCTGGAGTAAATCCTACCAGCAGCACAGCATGGTCTATGTCTTTTCCACATTGCGATTCTTTTAAAACTCCGCCCCGATACATCTCAAAATGCCAGTTGGTACTATCTATCCCTATGGGAATAGGCCCATACTGTACTAAATTATGTGCAAGGTGCTGTTCAATTGGGTAGTGCGTGTCATCGCTTTGAACAGCATAGGATTTGACTCGCAACCATGGTCGGTGCGTGCGTTTTCTACAAGTGCTTTCTTTATTACGGTACTTGTCAAATGAAGCTGGTCCCGCTGGAGTCATCATTGCCTTTGCAAAAACCGGGTGCATTAAACCACCATCGCAACCATAGTTTGTCCCCTTCGTACAGTCGATCCATTGTTGTATACTAAAATCCTTTGCTTTTCTGGTATGTTTCCAGTACCAGAATTCGATAGAGCCTACAGCAGCAAAGGCGAAACAACCTCCACAGGACCCCTGAGTCTTTACACTAGTGACTGCCCCATGTGTCCTCCAATCCATTGTTAAGGGCATGCCCAACCGATGATTACCAGCTGGTGTATGAGAACTCATGCGTCTGCCATGAAAAGGGTTGAATCCTAAACTATGGTTTTTATCCGAACGATGTGTTAGCTCGTATCCATGTTGCTTTGCGAAATCATACTTTGGTTCTAAGATACGAAAGGCTTCTCCTTCTTCTTGAATTTCGTACAATTTACGGTGTTTTTGTTTGTATTCGTGAAACCAGTCTGGGTATGCACATGTACCCACAAACATCAATAATAATACAATGCTTCTCATTTTAATAAAAATACTATAAATATATACACTAATATTTACCAAATGCTCAATGCCGTGTTTGCTAGACCTGTAGGAATTTTTGACAACTGGTTTAATAAGTTTGTCACTTATTTAACCAGAGGTGATTTCTGTCATTCAGAATTTGTGTTCACATGGACCGAAGAGGAAGCAGAACATTTCTTTTCGGAAATTGATGGTCATGATAAGTTTAAAGCAAACTATAGTAGGTACATCGAAGATGGTAAACTTCATGTGTGCTTTTATATTTTATGGGGCGATGTATTGTCCTATCGTTTGTTGAAGTATCAACACAACAATCCTTTCTACCGAGTGTTGGATGACTCGCAGGCAGAGAGTGTTACCGTAAACACTAGTCCTGAAAATGAATTAAAATTAGCAAAATTTATGTTATCACAGTGTGGCAAACCGTACGATTACGGAGCGGCAGTAATGTATTTTGTACCGCTTCGTAAATCTCAGACGGAGTACCAACAATATTATTGTTCTGAATTGATGGTATGTGCATTACAACAGTGTAGAATGTTACAAGAAGTGAATCCTAGCGGTGTTACTCCTAATCAACTATATAAATTATTAACGGTTTAAAATTTTAACTGTACTTTACCTCCACGTTTTTTACCTCCACGTTTTCTTGAAGCTGGTGGGTTTAACGTTTTTGATGTCTTAAGCGAATCACTAATAAGTTTAATCTTTTTCTTTGCCACTGAAGCTTTTTCGTCGTCGGTCGCCCATGCAATTTCATTTTTAATACATGCATCGTACAAATCTCGTAATAAACACGCCATGAAGTAATATGGCGATGGGCGCCCGTTTATTATTCCTTGTGCATTCAGGGATTCGCCTTTCCAAGATTCGGTCCATCTTAATTTTACTTTGTTTTGTCGTGTCACTACATATGAATTCGACATGCATGCTTCCACTAGTTCTTCTAATGCACACTTGCTCATTTTATTTGTGTCTTTGGTAGTTCTGGTAAGTGACAGACCTCTTCTTCTTTGAAATGCCAATGAATCTAATTCACCGACATCGCCCAAAGAGTCGGTTTCGTCCCAATCGTATGACCATACATTGTCCTCACACATGGTCGTCTTCGTATAGTCTTGTTGGCCATGCCATCCGTAATCATACTCGTTTTCATCGTACATATATTTACGATTGACACGAAACATTGCAATTTGAGCAACAACTTCCGTTTCACGACGTTTTCCTTCTTTTAAATGTTCGTCGCTATAATCGACATGGAAGGGTGATCTCCTAGAAGAAGAAAATCCTACCAGAGTCAATGAATTGCGGTTGCGAAGAGAATCAAATAGATTTGGTTTAAAACGAGCAGGTCGTATTAAATCTTCGCTGATCTCGGTTTGTGTTCCGTCGTCCCAATCCACCAGCCATCTTTTTCCTTTTTTCTTTGACAATTCACCTCTATATTCACCTTGTTCGTATTGTCCCAGAACTTCCATTCCCTTTTTAAGCTTTTGTGTAATACAGATTGGAGCTTCGTTCAAATATTTTTTTGCTATTTTAAGCTTCTTAACATCGCTGTCGAATTGGTCCGAAAGTTTTTGGAAATCTTTTCGAAGATGTTCTCTATCGGATGGTTTCACCGCAATGAAATCTCTTACCAAATTAAACACGGAATAACCGTACTTTTCTCTAAGATTGTCTATTTTTAGCGGGTCTTTTTTTTTCTTTAGTTCAAGTACACGGTTTATTCCAAATGTGGCACCGAATATACGCTCGTCTGAAATGACGCATGTATTAAAAATATCTTTGTATTTTCTAACAAAATCCAATATGGCATTTCTAGATTCCCCTACAACCATGTTGTTACCACACGTGTGTGGAGTAACATTATACGCCGCAATCTTTACTTTCGACTTAAACTCTTTGTTTAAATCTAAAAAACAACTATTGTATTCCGGTAAGTTCTTCACCGGGATAAATATTAACACGCTTTGTTTGTTATCCACCCAGTTTTTGATACACCCCTTTAATATATCCATTCGGTTGAAATTGTCTGTGTTGTCTACTTTTTTAACTAGCGACACGGAAAGAACACATATCAACCGCGATTCATTCTTTTTTAACCAATTTACATTGGCGCCCTTTTTCCCCCACCCATCGAATTGATAGATTTGGCCTTTCTCATCAATAGGTATAAACTTGGGTGGTTTTTTGTTCTTATTCTTATATATATCTAATATACATTTCCTTTCTTTTTTGGTTACATTACGATCAGTCATATTGAAAATATAAGTTGTAATTTATATAATTACTTATTCCTCTTTTACACCGTCTCTCATCTCTTCCTCTAGGGGATCTTTCTCCGGTTTGACAGAGAACAACCCGTCTGGTTTGGCCTCTTCTTCCACCAATCGAACATATCCTATTCTAGCGAGGGCACACCCCACCACTATGTATATCAGGTCACCACTGGAAAGGAATATAATTAAATACATCATTGTCATTCCAAATATATCAGAAGGCTTCATTTATTTATTTCGTTATAATATTTATACTATGCACTACATGAATCGCAAGTTTCTACCGTGAATTGAATCGGTGATGCTTTGGGTTGAGAACGTAAGTAATATTGGCCAGTTTTAAGACCCTTCTTCCACGCATAGAAATGCATAGAGGTCAACTGAGAAGTCGTGGGGTTTGGCAAGTATAGATTCAGAGACTGCGATTGATCAATGTACGGTCCTCTCACGGCCGCGTGGTCGATCAGGGTCTTTTGACTTAGTTCCCATGTGGTTTTAAACACCTCTTTGATGCTGTCCGATAAGGTGGTATGTTGTACGCTTCCTTTGTCCTCAATAATTTTATTAATCAGTTTTGGTGTCCATTCTCCCGTTTTCATGCATGTCAGTTGTAAATACTTGTTGATAATTACAAATTCGCCGCTGAGTACACGTCTGACGTATAAATTAGAGGTTCTGGGTTCGAAGGACTCGGTGTTTCCAAGAATCTGGGCACTACTCGCTGTAGGCATAGGAGCAGTAAGTAAAGAATTACAAAGTCCATAACGCATCATGTCTTCTCTGAGTTCGTTCCAGTTAAATCGAGCAGTGGGCTCCACACCCCATAGATTAAACTGAAATATACCTTTACTGGCGGGTGATCCTTTAAAAGAAGTATAGGCACCATATTCCTGTGCAAGAGCAACGCTTTTCTTTACGGCACCATAATAGATGGCTTCAAAAATATGTTGGTTCAACGACATGGCTTCCTCCGAATCATATGGAAGTCCCATCATTTGAAATACATCTGACATGCCCTGTACGCCAATACCGATAGGTCGATGCGCATTGTTACTACTTTCCGCCCCAAACACCGGATAAGAGGTTTTATCGATCACTTTGTTTAAATTGGTGGTAACAATGCCGGCCATTTCTACCAACCGATCAAAGTTAAAACCATGTTGTGTGACAAATTTTGGTAGGGCAATGGATGCAAGCGTACACACCGCTGTCTCGTCTTTGTCGTGGTATTCTACAATCTCGCAACACAGATTACTTCCTCGAATGGTACCTAAATTGTTTTGGTTACTTTTCAGGTTACATGCATCTTTGTATAGAAGGTAGGGAGTACCAGTCTCTATCTGCGTTGTACATATTTGCATCCATAGATCACGGGCATTGATTACTTTACTACTGGTAACAGTCTGTTCATAGTGCCTATATAATTTATCGAATTCTTCGCCATATGCATCCTGTAACTTGGGTGCTTCGGTGGGACAAAACAGAGACCATTTTTCATCTGCTTCAACCCTTCTCATGAATTCGTCCGGGATCCACAGCGCATAAAAGAGGTCTCTGGCTCTTTCTTCTTCCAGTCCGTGATTCAACTTTAATTTTAATACATCGTGAACATCTTTGTGCCATGGCTCAATATATATTGCAAATGATCCTTTCCTTTTGTTGCCTCCCTGATCAACATACCTCGCGGTGTTATTAAATACTCTCAACATAGGTACCAGACCATTGCTGGTACCATTGGTTCCTTTAATCGGTGTTCCTTTAGCCCGGATGTTGCTAACATCAATCCCTATGCCGCCTGCACTCTTACTAATAAGAGCTACTTCTTTTAGGGTGTCATAGATACCCTCGATGCTGTCATCCTTCATGGACATGAGAAAGCAGGAAGCAAGTTGGTGCTGTTTCATGCCAGAGTTGAACAGAGTTGGCGAGGCGTGCGTGTACCAACCGTCGGATATGATGTTGTACATTTCAATTGCTTCGGGGGGAGAATCACATAAAAACACCGCCACTCGCATGAGTAAGTATTGTGGTCTCTCTACGATACCGTCTTTGTCCTTCAAAAGGTAAGACCGTTTCAGAGTTCGTATACCTATGATATCGTACTGGAAATCTTTATTGTGGTCAATATGAATATCAAAGTTATAACTTTTTATTTTCGATACAAACTCGTCCAGTAGTATATCTTCCAATTTCAACATAGCTTCGGTGAAAGAAGAAGGTGTGTTGCTATGCAAATCAAACATCTCTAACCGACCAGCCAGTTCACCATATTCATACGATTGGGTGGCTAGGGACGCTGCTACTTCTGCCAAATAGGAAATAATGTCAGAAGTTTGCATCTTTTGAGCGATACCTTTGTCTATCTGTTTAGACAGTGTTTCCGCGTTTACAGTGCTTAAATGTGGCTTTATTTGAATGGCTCGTTTAATAAAAGTCTGTACCTTGGCAGTATCATAGGATTCTTCATTTCCGCTGCGATTTATGACAAACATGGTGAGTAACTATAGTAAAAATATGGATACTTATATATGGTAAAATAAAAATATATTTCATGGATTAAATAGAATAAAATGTTAATTATCTCGGAGCGTTTTTGCAACTATCTTTAAATTTGCCCCGGAGATAAAACCCGACATGAAGGATACAAATACGGTAACTACTATCACCAGTGCAATTCGAAGCACCGGTTGACGTCCGCAACACAACAAAACTAAAAACAGTACCAAGTATATTGGACCAGCGACCGTGATAAGTATAGATTCTGTTAGTGGTGCCGCTTTGTATACTCCTCCTAACACCGTACCGGCGATTGAACATCCTAATAGGAAAAATAATATTAAACATATGTAATACGACGACCGAATAAATCCTTCGATCTCGTCCGATTTATGTTTGTTGAAATACTTGCTTCTACGCATATTTAAAAGACCCTTTTCCTCATCGTCATCTGACATTTCTTAATATGGCAATTGTTTATATATGTACAAAATAATTAATCTATATTTTAAGAGTATATTTATATTTTGCCAGTATTGTATTATGGACCACTGTATTGGCAACTTTGGATATTTTCTAGTACCATTTGCTAGTTGGAGAACCAATTGGGTGGACCCACTGTTCATTGTTTTAGCAGTGGTTTGGTCCATTATTATAGAAACCAATGGGATAAAATTACCATGGAATTTGGAGGATAATGCACAGATGACAACCATATTGTCCGGAACACTTGGGTTTTTGTTGTCGCTGAATTTGGGGAATTATATGGCAATGAACAAAGATGGAATATCGCTATACAAAGAATTCGTAGGAAATGTAGAAGCGGTGGCGTGGACAGTCTCGACAGAGGGAGACAGATATACCGCCGCATCACTCGACAAGGATATTGTAATTGAAGATGATTCCTATGACACTATTCGTCTCAAGTATAAGACATTTGCCATATTGAAAATATTACCATATGCTTTAAAGCATTACTTCAGGGGGGATTTCTCACTGGAAGACATGCGTAGTAAAGAAAATGACGAGCCTCTTATATTAGAAGTTATCGACGATATTGAAAAACTCGATCCAGACCACCCCATGGATGCGCTTATGTTTTTGTTGATGATTAAATTTAGACGTGTTGCGGGTGAAGGTGGTGATATAACGGTTATTCACGGCAAGTGGGATACCGTATTCGGACCTTATGGAAGTATTGACTCGCTTGTCAATTACAAAACCCCCACAATTTTTAATTATATGTTGTCCACCGCCTTATTCTTTTATTTGATGCTATTGCCACTCGGGTATACGGAACACTCGTATTATAACATTGGAATAACATTTGTGATCATGTACTTTTTTCTTGGTCTTAATGCCGCTGGAAAGATGCTCGCAAATCCATTTGTGAAATTGCCAGATGGTATCACCATATTTCCCACAGTCTCAAATGTAGCAAAATCGGCAAGAGTAACTATAGTGAATATAGAAAAATACGGAGAACGATCAGTGGAAAAATGGGACAAAGTAAAATTAGAAATTGCTAATAAAAGACTATTACTTTAATGACCAACCATCCCCACTATGTAATGGTACGGCCTTCTCTACTACTCCATGACAGGCTCTTTTCAACTCAAACTGACATCTCTTAAAAGTCTCGTATGTACTACCATTCTTTGTATTCCTAAAATTATTCATCATACGGGACAATATACGCCAGAATTCCTCGTCCCATTCCATGCGCCATGCGCGTAACATCTTTGGTCCCCAAGAGATGAATATGGCATTCTTCTGGTCGCTACAGGCCATCTCGAGATACATCTGTGGCACGTAGTAGTAGGTAACCTTTGTGTTGCACTTTTTTGACTTTGCGGGACATTTGATTTCCAGTATCCCTTGGTCGGTGATTTTTAGGTCTTCTTCGGAAGGATCAAATATCTGATAAAACCCATCCGGGGTGGCGGACAACCATTCCACACTGTTGTGCTGAACGTGTGGGGCCTCAAATGCCATGATATCGGTCTTTCTGTTCAGGAATTCAACCATTGCGGTATCTTCGTGCTGACACCCCCATGCCATCCAACCCTGCTGTTCTTCGGTGAATGGCTCCCGTTTCCTCCCCTCGAACACCTCCTCATACCATATCAACCGTTCTTCGTCGGTCTTGCAAAACAAGAAATTACTCAGTTTACTGCCCGATAATTTATTTTTCCGTTTTGCAAACCATTCTGGCGTGCGTTGTTGGGGTTCGTTTAGACCCTGTTGGGTTAGTGAAAAGAAGCGTTCGTGGTCAATGTCACTCATTTGGTATAATCCATTTATTGCTTATATAGTATATATTTTATTCTCGGTTTTAGAGTATGAACCGGCCCGATATATAAAAAATAACATATAAATACAACTGGCCCGACTTATAAATGTCGGATCCGAAGATGGCCCGACCATACATTGCCGGTGCACAGCCGTGGACACAAAATCCAATGTTCAGAAAGACCAAGTTGGGGTATAAAAGACAATGCGACCATTAATAAACCATGACACGTAAAAAATACGAACGTGATACTTATCACGATGAATACACCAGCGATTCCAGCACTACCTCTGAAGAACCAGAAGAAATCGATGTGGACACTGCCATCAAGATTATCGATAATCGATGGAAACATTGGGGGGATACCTCTGTAGGTACATGGGCAGATTCGGTTGATTTATATGAATTTCTCATGGAGAGACAACCGAGACTGTTTCGTTACAATCACCGGCACCTTCTACTCCCACGCGAAGGCGAGATGGTAGCGGATCTACAAGAGTTGGTTAAATATTTATGTGACGATTTAAATATACCCGCTACCATTTCTAAGGTATCTCAGGTAGTGTACCATATTTTATCCTGTAGAAATAAGTATTGCGTTATTTATAGAGACGACACGCACTGGACAAAAAGTTGGTCTAGAAAACTACGGGAAATGGAACGATCCTTTTAATTATACATATAAATATATTATATTTTACAATAAAATGTGTGGTATTCTATTCGCTGAAACGGACGACAGTCATCTATTTATTAAAGCCCTTCAAACACTTGAGCCAAGAGGACCAGACGAGTGCAAAACGTATGACGGCGGCTGCTACATGATGGGACATACGAGACTGGCAATTGTAAATCCTCACACGGCAACACAACCGCTGGTAAGAGGTCCATGGAGACTTGTATTCAATGGTGAAATATACAACCATGGAGACTTAAAAGCATCCGACGGAGAAGTCATTTTGGACATGGTGGAAAAACATGGACCCATAACAGCCCCTGAATATTTGGATGGTATATTCGGCTATGTGTTGTACAATGTAGATACCGACGAATACTATGCGACCAGAGATCCAATAGGGGTGATTCCAGTATACATGGGTATTTTTGAACATGGGTGTTGGGTAGCTTCTGAACTAAAAGCACTTGAGTTTTGTGAAAATGTTGCGATTGTACCACCCGGGTATGTTATAACAAGAACGGAGGTGAACAAGTACCGATTAAATTATCCCCCTCTACCAACAGGCGAACACGGTCTTATTCGTGACATATTGGTAGGGGCCGTGGAAAGAAGAATACCAAGAGAGGTGCCATGGGGAGTCTTATTATCCGGTGGCTTGGATTCCTCTATTATTTGTGGTATACTTAGTAGTATAGACCGACCAAAGGGCTACCCGGCTATACACTCCTTTACCATAGGGCTGTCAGGCTCCCCCGATATCGAAATGGCTAGAAAGCAAGCAAAGCTATGCAACACCATTCACCATGAATTTATCTATACGGTTGAACAAGCGCATGAGCTTCTAATGGATACTATTTATGCAATAGAAACCTACGATGTAACTACGGTGCGTGCCTCTGTACCACAATATATTCTTGGTTCCATCATAAAAAAATTTGGGATAAAGGTGATTCTAAGTGGCGAGGGGGCGGACGAATTATTCGCTGGTTATCTTTACAACAAGTATTGTCCTTCTAGAGAAGAAATGCAAAAGGAATGCATTCGCAAGATCGAAGATCTCCACTTCTATGACTGCTGTAGAACAAATAAAACCATGGCTGCCAATGGTATCGAGTGTCGTGTTCCTTTTCTAGACAAGACCTTTGTTCGGTACGTCATGAACATTGATCCGAAATACAAAATGTCCGGTGATAAAATAGAGAAGCACATATTACGTGAAGCCTTCAAAGATGTTTTACATCCAGATATATACAAGAGAGAGAAGGCTCAATTCTCCGATGCGGTGGGAAGCAAGTGGATCGATTCTTTACAGGAATATGCCGAGAAACAAGTGTCTACCAACAGGATGTATACTCATCAACCGCCTATGACCAAAGAAGCGGCGTTGTACAGAGATATATTTCACTCTTGTTTCGATTTGGAAAAAGCAACCTGTTGCAAATATCACCATGACACAATCGCTTGCTCTTCCTCGTCTGCTCATAAATGGGGGAAATTCGAAAGTGATCCAAGTGCAAAATCTTTGTATAAATAATATATAGTTATAATGTAAATGCAAGAATTAAGTGGTAGTAAATACGAAATACAATTAACACAAACCTTTAAAACCTTGGATATATTCAAATTGATATTTGCCATTGTTTATATTATGTTAATATCTATCATCATGTACGCTGAAGTAGAAGTAAACAAGGTATTACAGGATTGGCTTATCATCTTAACGCATGCGGCAGGGGCACCTCTTATTATCGCATTGTGGAAAACACAGTGGTTGGCAATCACTCTGTTGATTGGGATTGTTTTCAGTGTTGCTTCCCATGCCTCAATTATTTTTGATTGGAATGTAGACAAAATAGAACCAATGGATATTGCATTTGCTAATTTGACACTGGTATTAATAGCAATTGTGGTTATTTTTGATAAGATTCCAGAGTGGACCATCCCCGTATTGTTTACACTCACGGTGTTGAACACAATATTTTGGGATGTTGTATGGGTATATTCAATAACCTCCGGGATCATCAATTTATGCGTGGCCGTATATGTTTGTTATCGACTGTGCGTTCCTACCCCGAGAAGAAATGTAACCTTTATGGTCATCGGGCTGTTGATGGGAATATGTGGGACTGTATTTTTTCTTCGAGATGGACACCACAGTGATAAGAATTATGCTATACTTCACAGTGTGTGGCATATTTGTTCCTATGGTTCTCTATACTTTGCGGTTCGGTCCATACGACCCGATGTAGATATACAAGAATTACGAAGGCCTAGAATAGAATTTGCTAGAAAATTAGAGTTTGGTAAATTTGCTTATAAAGATTAACATTTAGTTTTTTTGCTTGGAGGTTCGTCTTCCGAATCGGATAGTACACGTTTACTTTTCACATGTATCGCGTAATCCTCGTCGTCGTCCTCGTCTGTTTCGGTTTCCGATCCAGAAGGATAATCTTCTTCTTCCTCCTCACTGTCGATATACTCTTCGATATCGTCGTCTTCTGGGTCGGTGTCTCCTGCTTCCCAGTCGCTGCCGTCTTCCTCTTCTGAAGACATGTGATTTAATAGATCGTTTATTTCTTTCCACGATTGTTCCTTGTGGTAAGAGAACATTTGTTTCCATGGCAGAGGGTCCGGACCAGTTTGATAAAATTCAATCGAATTTTTTGCTGCCCATGCTTCCACTTCGCCAAGTTGTTTACGCTCCATGCATGAATGCGTTTCCACTTTGCCAGAGGTAAGGACAAAGGTCAGGTCGAAGGTCTTTGTATAGGAAGTAACCCTTTCACAGAAGATCGCCTCGATCACGTCCGTTTTGCGGTAGTACAATGCCTCCGCGGACAATACTTCCTTGTCGCGAAATACAACATCGCTCATGTTGGTAGTCTTGTGTACACGTGCTGGTAGGACGAGATCTTTGGCACAGGTAACAAAGTCTTTGACCAATTGTTCCACCTCGAAGTTCAAGGCATCCACTGCCACTTGGTCTTCCGTGTCATCGGAGATTCCCGCTAACCACGATTGTGATTTAAAGTGTAACACCTCTTTCTTCTGGTAAGTCCCATCGACCAATACGAACAATTGGGCATGTTCTTCGGTCAGTGAGGCCGGAAACAGGTATACCTGCTTTTTGGGGATTTCGGAATTCAGAAAGAAAAGTTTTTCATCTTTATGTTCCAGAGTGTCGGTTTTTCGTAGATTGGTACAGGTGAATTTCATTTTGTATAATTATAATCAATGCTTTTATAGTTGGTTTTTTATTTAATAACAGACTTTGTCTCCTCTGCGTTCGGAATCCATGCGTCGCCGGAGGCTAATAATACTTGCATGTCTGTCCGTGTCGGACCATCTTGCACATGGGTCGGGCCACTATCAGACTTGGATTGGAAATGATGTGCCACATAGGGCTGATACTGTTTGAGGTGAGCTGCTTTGAGTATACTCCTTATCATTTCTATGAAGAGGTTTATTATATATACAACGATCTCGTATAATTGCAACTAGTATTACAAGATTCAATAAAGCAACAATGCCGGCTTCTGAACCTAATATATACAGCTTTAGCATGAGTCCATATGCGCACCATAGTATTGCCGAAACCAAGTGCATGATAACAGACCAACTATGAAGATCGGCCGTAGTGTACATTTTCCTTACCTTCCATACCTGTGGGACATTGCTTAACATAGATATTAAAGCCCCACAGGTGGCAAAAATATCAGGTAGATTCATTTGTATTAAATTTGTATTGGTATATAGTATTATTTTTATAATTCGCTTGTATCTCTCTTGCTTCTCAATAGATTCCTGTATTGCGAAGAGGAGGTCGGCGCCCCTTTATCGTCTCGAAAATTCACCAGAATGTTTCTGTATAGGGATTCATAAGTCATCTTAATATCACTAACATTCCTAGCGCCGGTAATAACGATCTTACCGCTTCTAAATATCAGGAAGACGAGTTTGGGATTAATCGACCGGAATATCAGACCCGGGAACAAGTCCGGTGTATAGGACACGTATAGACCGAATTTATCAGCGATGTCCTTCAATTTGATAGGAAATCCCACATTTGCCGATGCTACAACATTCTGTATTTCAAAGTTTTTAAACATAACCGGTATGCCCAGATTCTGGAATATACGAACGTATTTTCTTGCGGCCAATCTTGCTTGCATGGTTGATTTTGACCCAGTAACGACCATGTTGCCAGAGGCGAAGGCCAAGGCGGTGGTTCTAGGCTCAATCGTTCTCATTGTGGCCGCCGCAAAGTTCTGAGGATTGAATTCTAGGCATTTGTAATCCAATGCTATCTTGTGTAAATTCAGACCAGACACGCCGAGGGAAAAGGTACTTACCACATTTTGTAAACGAAATGGGGGAACTTGCACTTGGACATTGTTATGCCCCAGTGTTTTGAAGTCCAAATTTTGTTTCTTCGGCTTTTTTACTTTAGGCATTTTGCATTGTAAGAATATGTATTATATACCCTTGTAAATTATTTACGGTATTCCTCCTGAGGCGCGCTTTATATATATTCTTACAAAGCAAAAACAAGTGGCCCGACTATTATTATTATATATATGGTCGGGCCAGTATATCAAATGGATATTTTATTATCTGTAAGTTGTTTTTAGCACTTATGACTTACACGAAATATATTTACTTTCTATAAATATACCAAACTAGACAGTGAAATGGTGGACAATTACCGCCAACAGGCGAAGAATTTATTATTGTCATCGCCCAAAGTATTGGATGAGGAAGTTGAATTATTGGAACAGCAGGCGTGGGATAATTCTTCTAATAAATATCCTATTGTTATCCGAAGACTAAGTGTTGGCCTGAGTATTGACGAAGCCATCGCGGAATTGGAACCGATACAAAAGATTCAAGAAGAAGAGACCATGGTAGACGGTGATATTACTTGTCCAAAATGCCATAGTAAGAAGGTTCACCGCATTGAAAAACAAACCAGAAGTGCGGACGAATCGGCGACGGTGTTTTGTTATTGTTCGGAGTGTGGTAAGAGGTGGAAATTCTAGTATAAATATAATAAAAGATATTTAAAACATGGAATGGTATAAAATATTGTTTATTATTATCTGCTGTATTTCCGCTTTTGGGTGGCTTGTATATTGTCGTCGTAGATACAAAGAGTGGCGCGATAAAAAGAATGGGGAACCCATATTTACACATCTTGATTATGAACCGCCTACATTACAGGCCGATCTCATGAATCCTTATGCCTAAAGACCATCGGTGTATTTCGCCCTCGGTGGCCCCCTGACAAAATATGTAATTTTTTTACACAAGCTAGCCATTTTAGAAGGCTTCTTTTGCTTCAGTGGTGTGAAATCGTCCTCCGCATCGCACTCATCCATTGTCCATTCGTCGTCGGTTATCTGAAAAATCTCTCTTTCCGGTGAGGGAGCTCTATTCATTTCGGAGTATATATATTACATTTATAGTATTATAAATGAGAGTTGTGTCCATTGATCCCGGCCTTCGTAATTTTGGTTATGCCATTGTACAGGATGATAATCTTATCGCATTTGATTCCATTTGTATTTGGGATTTAGTTCCAAAAAAGAAACGAACTGACTATCCGTATATCGCCAGAGTATTGGTTGAGAACACGGACATCTTTAAAAACGCCGATGTGATTCTAATAGAAAGACAGATGCAAGCAAGAATGAAAATGATAGCCTGTGCCCTACGTTGTTTTTTCTGGGATAGGTCTAGAATGGTAGCGCCACTATCGGTTCGCAAATATTTCAAGATAAGTACCGGTGTGTACAAGGACAATAAGAAAGCATCCATTGCCTTGGTTCCAAAATTCTTTGACGAGCAACAAATGAAACGGTTTATGACACATAAGAAAAAAGACGATATAGCAGATGCGGTGTTAATGGCGATGTATTATATTCAAGTATAAATGTATATAATAATTAATTTAAATGAGACTTGTTATTCTACTTATTCTATGTTGTATTTTTACGGTACAATCTCAGACAACACATGAATACGAAGGTACTTCGGTGGAAGTGCTGGGTCAGTCTGGAAAAGCTCGCATAACACGAGGGGATAGTGTTGTCACCATGCAAGTGGATTATCTTTCTGAAATGGATTCTTCTGGAAACGAAGTTGGTAAAGTTGGAAATCCAAAGCATACTATACAAAGTTTTGCCACACAAGATTTTACCTTTGGTCCGTTGGTACAAAAACAATTTCAGAACAACTCTGCTCATGAATTCATGTTTGAAACACCGATCAATACCATTGGTAAAATGAGAATTATAACAATCCTACTTCATAATAAAGGTGAAATAGGGACAGAAACAGAAACATGGACTGTATCTCCCGGAGATGTGAAATGGAATATTGAATTGAGTGATTGGACATTTTGCAATCCATGTTCGGATGGAACTGCTGAATACATCGATGTTGGGATTGAAATAAAAGGTACAAAAAGTGAATCCAAAGGAAATCAGACCATTGACTTGGGAGATGCCACACTCGAATTGTCAAATCGTATTGTTGTCGATGGAACCGAAGAATTTATGGCAAACAGCTTTCCGAGGGTAGAGACCAAAGGTTCAAAACAACTGTATATTTTTAGGTTTCCTAAATTCAACACAATGGCAACCTATGATCCGCTGTTACAAATGTCGCAAACAAATCTCGCAAACACAGGGCATAAAAACGGTGCAAAAACGGGGTTATTTATTTTCAGTGTATTGCTGGCAGTATTATTATAAAAAAAAATAGTATATAACTTTTTATTTTATTTACAAATGTCTCGAAAGACTTGGAAATCTTTACCACTGGATGGTGAAAATTTATCACCGGATAGAGAAATCGTTGTAGAGCGAGAGAGTAGTCACTGGTGCGATTGGCACGATGTCCTCCTCATCTGCAATAGTGTCGGTCTTTTCTGTGTAGGAGTGATAATGTTGGTCGTTTTGATACTTCTTATTGTGTGGCATGCTCACAGTTGATAAGGGTGGTAACTCCGGGCATTGTATCAACTTTGTAAATATGTCCAATCGAGACATTAACTCCCGTGCTTTGCTTTCTATTTGTAAGTTATCGGGCCTTGCATCAAAAGTTCGCCACCTTGAAACCCAACCGGTCTCATGAACACTCAGTCGTAGTCTGCCCCTGTCTACAACATCTTGCAAATCTTTTAGCGCCTCTTCTACCGCCCTCTTACTCTCATGTGCCGGGTGATGTATTGATAAATTATCGTAGCTTTTTAACATGGAAGAAATGGTTTCCACCGTGTGAGTTTCTTTTATATCTGGGTCCGCATTGGCATTCAAAATGTAATCAATTGCATAGGTTGTCCCACGGAATAATATGTTCCTACCAATGAAATACGTGCCTGCTGCCGCAACCGGGTAATACATGACCCATGCCATTTACTTTACATAGGAAAACACATATATACGTGATTCTCGACAATGTTCGCTCATAATTGATTGTAACTTGGAACCTTCTAATTCTACACAAACTGGTTTTTTCCCAAAAATAAGAAGAACGCTCTTGCTGTACGCTTTGTACACGACAAACATAACCCTTTCCGGATTTGCCTTGCAAGTGGTCACCACGGCACGAAGTGTTTTATCGGGTATTTGATTGTGATGAATAGCACTCATAATCTCGTCATAAGAAGCTTCGGATTTTACAGAGGTGATACTAGTAGGTTTACCCTTTAATATTTCCATTTAATAATATATCTTTTTCATTTATAGTTAGAATTTTAGTTTATAGCTTAGTTCCTCACATACTCTTGTCGGTGCACCATCAACATACTCACTCAATGCTTGTTGGATGGATTCCCACCCTACCGCGTACATAGTCCATTCGTCGTTGGTGGGGTCAGTGGAGTTATGGATAGCTACTACTTCGCCAGCCGCGTTGACCATGGGTGCTCCAGATGAACCGTAGAAAGAATTCTGGTTTTGATGAGTATATGCCCCAAAAGTATTGTTGACGCATATGTTCACCTGCTTTTCTATAATCTCGTCGTAGTCCACACGAAAAGGAAAGTTTTCATCGACCAAAATGTAATCCTTATCAGGGTTTAAACGATACGGGTTGTGAATCATCAGCAGTGCTTCTCCGATAGGAGGAGACGCTTTGGACACCTTGAATGTTTTTATGTCCTGTTTGGTACTTGTTACTATTTTCATAAGTGCAATGTCCATGCCCTCGCTATTGTATACAGTCTCTGCCACTCCCCATGAACCATCAGACCAAGCGATTCCTTTAAGTCTACCTACCGCGAACTTGTTGTATTCCTTGTAAGAACCGTGCTTCACTACCATTGACTCAAACTTTTCATTTTCCATCTGTGATTCTCTTTCCGTCATATTGCAATGGGCACAAGTCAGTACCATTGGACCTTGGGCAGTTTCAATCATGCATCCACTTCCATTCGACTCCACGCAAACCATAGCATCTATCATACTATCTACATTTGAAAACCAACCAGACTTCATAACCGCATTTATTTCCTTAACCGCCTTTATTTGCTTTTCGCGTTGCTTCATTGTATTACGAATTAAGTTCGAAAAGAGTTGCATGTCCTTGTATATATCATATATATATGCATTCAACCGTGTTTCTTCGTTTGCTATGCGAAGCTCGTCTATGGAGACGACACAGATGATATTATCTAGTCTTACAGAATACACGAGGAAGTCCATTTCACCTACTGTTTCAAGGTCTCTCTTAACTACCAATGCTTCTTTCCAAACCGATTCTTTGTCTATCCACACATTAGCTTTCCCCTTCACTCGTATTCCTCTGGGTTTCCGTTTTGGCTTGGTTGGAGTTTTTCGTTTAACCGGAATTCCTTTTGGAGCTTCCTCAAAATAAACCAAATCACGGCAATCTTTGTACACCATATATTTTTCCACCGTACTGAAGCCATCGATGTAATAGTCCATGTAGCCGTCTCCCCTCTGGTTTGCAACAAACTGGTCGCTATTTGGAGCCCATCCGTCCATAAACAACAAGTGGGTATCGTTGTATGCTACTACCACGCGCGCATGACCGTTAAAGGACAACCCCACCGGGATATTGCGATCAATACGTGATTCTATATGATTACCAATCAGGTGTAACACCCTTTTCGTCTTAAAGTCGTTGTACCGTGTTTTGGATTCGGACTCGCCTTCTTCTAGTACAGGATTCTTATTTGTTTCCCTTCCCAGACCAGATACTGGGAAATAAACAAACCCGGCCGCCTCTTGTAGGTTTTTATGTAATTCCACCCCTTGTTCTAGACCAATATCCAACATATCGGCATAATCACGGAGTTCTGGCAACTTATATGTGTCATGTATATAACCTTTCATCGCATAGTACATATTTTTCCAATATTTTTTAAATCCCATCTGTTTCCACGGTATACCAGTTAGCGTTTCTCTATTCGTTAGATGAAGTAAATTGAGAAAGGAAACAATTGTACATGCGCCATCGGCACCCTGATCTATCCATTTCCATGTGTCTGTTGTGTAGCCATAATTTTGGAATAGAGTCTCTACCCGTTTAAACTTTGACAGTAGATCCCGTCTTAGTTTTTTTGCTTCAGATGGTGTCAACCCCTCTGTGAACTCATAATCTCCACGAAACATCAGCCCGGCAGTCTCTATACCTATGGTTTCACCTCTACCGATTTTCAAAAATGGTAGGCTACTGTCGATTTTGTCGCGCATGTTGCGATACGGTGTGGCCATTTATAATTATGTTTACCCCTTTAAATATTCCATTACTACTCTTTTTCCACCGTCGTACATGTTTTTCATTTCCACTGGTTTAATGTTGGTAAAGTTGGTATACACCGCGTCGTCCGGTGAAAATATATGAATCATAGTGTTACCCTTACAAAAAGTATTACATGCCTTTGCTCGTATCTCATCGTGCGATATTTCCAAATACCTTGCCAACTCCTTTAAATCATTGTTTAGGGTGCTCAACATTTGGTCCGTCATAACGCGAAACGATTCTTCTATCAGAGGCAAATACCCTTCTGGTGTAGTAGCTTTGAAGAACAGTTCGTAGCAATTGATTGGATAGCATATCATAACATCAATCTCGCAACCCCTTGGGTGTTCCTTTATAAACTGGAAGATCTCCTCCACTGGGATAATATGACGCAATGCCCCATCCTGATACTTATGGGGTCCGATCTGTATCGGTGGGAATACGATAGGGACAGAAGCACTTGCCGTGATAGCATTCTCCAAATTATCAGTAAAGGTCTCGTATTCACAAGTGTCTTTATTGTATGCACCTACCTTGAGCGGAGTAAAACATAAAGTCTCGTTGAAATTGTCAGTTATTAGTTTACGCATCGGTGCATTGGAATATAGCGAGTCATAATACCATAATGCGTCAATAGCATTGGCATAAAAGCCCCAACGAGTATGTGGTTCGATGACATGAAATCCACCCAGCTCGAACAAATCCTTTGCATGTTCCATTTTGGAATCAAAGGTTTCCGGTAGGGTTTGTGACACCAGCCCTCCTACAATAGCTCCAGCACTAATACCTGCTATTTGGTGCCAATCAACCCTGTCCCTACCTTCTACTCTATACAGTCCATGTAACATGCCTACCAGTACCGCACCACGGTCTCCACCGGCGCTAAGTGCCAATAGTCTCGGGCCACTTCTAGCGTCGCTTGTTTTAGAATTCATTATACAAAACAAAATATTAATTTATATATTCTAAATATACTATAAAGGTTGGATTGCCGTGATAAAATGCAACAATCATTCTACGACGAGAAACAACAGATTGATAAACAGCGTGAGTCGGCGGATGTCATTTACAAATGTTTTATGTCATCTGATCCTACCACCCTGAATACTGTCATACGAGAAATACGAGATTTGACTCTAGCAGAATTCCCAAGCGGGTCCGAACGATTGCGTGCAATGTTAAATAGAGCATTAGAGGGTGATTCGCGCATTGCAAAACACGGGGCACTTCTGTTTGGGTTATACCTAACACCGGAATATGCAAACAAACTTATGAAGGAGTCAAAGGTAGACCCGGCAAGGTTTCGTTGTTACTACACGCAACATCTGCCCAAGATGTGCCAAGATCATTTGAATGGTAAGCCGAGGTTTGATTCGATGCAAGCATTTGTAGAAGAAGCAAGAGTAAGATATATTATCATTTAAACACCATGTGTACTACATATTAATTCTTTTATGTCGGTCTGTGTCTCCTTGTATTCTACCACTCTCATCTTCTCCTTCATTTTCATGGCAATGTAACACAAAATGAATACATAATTTAGTATAACCAGAACAAAACATGTATCGATCAATAACTCACGCATTTTCATGCTTGTATTGTATATATATACCAGCTATTTCATTGTGGCCCGATACCAAATTCACATGGTTAGTCTACATAAAGTACAACATGTTTTTCATAATACCTGCTATGTACCTACCAGACGCTATTACAGGCGTAAAATACTTGGGCCTATTCCCCTACTAGCTCTTCTAGAGACAGGGCCTTGATTTGAAAAACTTTTTTTATTTATTTAATTTATTCATAATATACTAATAAGTACATGGATATCCTATGTAAATAACATGGGTATAGCATGAACCGTAATTAAATTAAATAAAATATGTTTTGGTTTTAGGGGTGCCCTCTCTAAAATTGCTAACAGGTAAATAGGCCCAAAAAAAATAGTATGAATACAGCGTTGTGGTCGGACCGGTCGGGCCACTTGTGCGTGACGGGCCATTTATGTGCGTGACCATTTATGTGCATAAGTCGATGACGAAATGGGAAAACGAAAAGTATAATACAACTATATTCTTTAATTAAATGTCAAAGAAAAAATCAAACATGTCTTCTCAATATCAGAAAGTAAGTGCAAGAGATCACGTCCTACTACGTCCGGACACCTACGTTGGTTCCGTAGAACCGGTAACATGGGACAATACTAATATCGACAGTGGAGAACTGAAGGTCATACCAGCCCTCTACAAAATCTTCGACGAAGTGTTGGTTAATGCCTCTGACAACATCAGCCGGGGAAAGACCACCAACATCACTGTCATCATCAATGAAAAAGGATTCATTGTGGACAATGATGGCAAATGCGTGCCGGTTGTCAAACATAAGAAAGAAAAGATATGGACACCTGAACTCGTTTTCGGCCATTTGCGTACCTCCAACAACTATGACGACAAGGAGGAACGTCTCACAGGAGGTCGCAACGGTTACGGAGCCAAATTGGCCAACATATTCGCAACCAATTTCAAAGTATCCATATGGGATCACCGTAAGAAAAAATGTTACATTCAGACATGGGAGAACAATATGAGCAAAGTGAACAGACCATGTATTACGGATTACGAAGACACCAAATCAAGGACCATGGTGGTTTGTGCGGTAGACTTGGAAAAGTTTGGCATTCAAAATATACCAAAATCCACTATGTGGATGATGGAACGTCGAGTGCACGATCTCAAAGTATGCAACCCATCACTAACGGTCTTCCTAAATGGCGAAGAAATCACGATGAGACCGGGGGAGTATGCATCATCATACATGTCAGACATTGTGTTCCGACAAGACAACAAACGTTGGCAATTGATGATCGGCCTCAATGAAACGGGTGATTTTCAACAACAGTCTTTTGTCAATGGAATATGGACACGCAATGGAGGTACACATGTGGACTATATCTGGAAACAGATTTACAAACAACTGGACCCCATCTTAAAGAAACTGAAACTCAAGACATACGAAGTCAAACGTAAACTGAGCATGTTTCTATCGTGCAAACTGGTCAACCCCACATTTGACTCACAGATCAAAGAGACCTGTACTCTGCCAGTCGCCAAGTTTGGTTCAGAGTTCAAGGTACAAAAATCTTTTATCGCGGCGGTGAAATCCTCTTCCTTTATGAAAGTATTGGAAAGCATGGCCAGTAAAAAAGATGACAAGAAACTGTCCAAAAACGATGGTAAAAAGCATTCCTCGGTCGATGTCCAGAAACTAACAGACGCTGCCAAAGCAGGTGGGGCCGATTCACACAAATGCACCCTTATTCTGACAGAGGGAGACTCTGCAAATGCACTGGCACTTGCCGGTATGTCTGTCGTCGGAAGCAAACACTACGGTTCTTATCCACTCAAGGGTAAGATACTCAATGGTTACACCGCCGGTACAGACAAATGGTCCAAGAATGCGGTGATCACCGATGTGATTAAATCATTGGGTCTCAAACACGGGGTAAAGTACAAAGATGTCAAAGATTTGCGTTATGGGTCTGTATTGGTCATGGCCGATCAGGATACCGACGGGTTTCATATCAGAGGCCTTGTGTTCTCACTCTTTGGTTCGCATTGGCCAGAGTTGTTGTGTATTCCGGGATTCATCAAGGTGATGCGAACACCTCTTGTAAAAGCATTCCGTGGTAAAACACTGGTAAAAGAGTTCTTCAACGAGGAACTTGCACACGAATATATAAATGAACATCCGGAATTACGATTTAAATTCTACAAGGGGTTGGGTACTTCTACCAGCAAAGAAGCCAAGGAAATGTTCCGTGATCTCGGTAAATATACATTCCCAATGTCCGGGGCACCAGATTGTTTGCAACGGGCCTTCAAAAACGACGACTTTGCAAGGGAATGGCGTAAAGATGTTGTAACACGTCCGCCGAATTACAGCGAAGATCGCGATGGAAGGACCTATGATACATTCGTGTCAGGTCCATGGGTGGAACACGCCAGAGCCTCTAACGAGAGGAGCATACCGGATTTGTACGACGGTCTCAAACCAGTGCAACGTAAGATATTGTACACCCTGATGAAGGGGAACAACAAGGAAATTAAAGTGGCACAATTAAGCGGGAAGGTGGCACTATATACACATTATCACCATGGAGAAACGAATGTTGGTAATGCCATTGTCAACATGTCCCAAGACTTTCTTGGTTCCAATAACCTAGCGTATTTACAGCCGATCGGTCAATTTGGAACGGTACATAAAGGTGGAGCAGACCATGCCTCCCATCGTTATATTTTCACCAAATTACAAGACTGGGTAAAGTTAGTATTTCGCGAAGAGGATCTATCTGTGTTGGATTTCAACAATGTCGATGGTCATGAAGTGGAACCACACCATTTCGTTCCCACTATTCCTACCATACTGATCAATGGGACATCGGGCATTGGTTGTGGTTGGGCCACCGATATCCCAATGTACAACCCTATCGACATTATCGATGCCGTATTGGGTGATTTGGACGAGTTACATCCATGGTACAGGGGTTTCACGGGCAAAGTGGTTAAAAAACCAGATGGTGGATATAAAACAGTTGTTGATTGGACGGTTGTAAACGACAGAGCAACCATAAAAGAATTGCCGGTTGGTGTATGGACCTCCAATTTTAAAGACAAATTAAAAAAATTGGATAAGCACTATACCAAATTCACAGAAGAACACACGGATACCACCGTTAAGTTTATTATCGATGGTATTGACGATACTCTTCGTGAAAAAATATCCCTCGAACAAAACATCAAAGAGAATTGGGTAGTCTTTGACAATGACAAAATCAAAGAGACAGATCTCATGGGTATATTTACCTCTCATGCCGAAGCACGCATGGCATTGTACACCAAGAGAAAAGGATACCAACTTGGTAAACTACAAGAGAGTATCACGGAGAAAACAAACCGCATGGAGTTTATCAAACAGTGTTTGTTAGGCAAAGTCCCTATCACCACCGAACCATACGAACAATGCGTGGAGGTTTGTAAGCAATTGAATATCGATGCAAACTATTTGGACATTCGTCTACGTGACATTACACCCGACTCTGTTAAAAAATTAGATGACCAGATAGTTCAACTGAAGAGGGAATACGGTATATTAGAACACACTACGGAGAAACAGATGTGGGTACGTGAATTAAAAGAGTTACGAAATCACCTCGAGCCCAACAAGAAAAGGAAGAGAGAGGAGATTGATCTAACTAAAGATTAAGAAAAAAAGTGGTATATATTAACATAATCGTACATCTTAATATGAGACTATTCTATATTCTCTTACTAAGTTTTAATTTTTACAATGTTCTTGGGACACCGATTACAAACGATGATCGTGACTACTACAACCCCGGATCATGCACTGAAAACGAAAGGATGGTTAGTGGCGAATGCGCCGATTGTCCCCAAGGATTGTCAAACCCCTTTGAGTTTATAGCAGACGACACGGTGTTCTACGCTGGAAAGCCATGTGCCAACACAACAGATTGTGAACAAAAATGTATGGCTGATAAATCATGCGAAGGATATTCTCATCACTATGGTAAAGATAACAACTATCTTTATAAAGCATGGATAGGTTGGAATGATCACAACAATCTCAATATAAACGGTGTGGTAGACATGGTTGGGAACTCATACGCATTTATCGTCCTAGTGGATGATGGCAGTGTTAAAGCATTTGGAACAGCGTCTGACGGCGGCAGTGGACCGGATGTCGAAATTACCTCTGGTGCGAAGAGCATTCATTCCAGCGATAATGCCTTTGCGGTTCTCATGAATAATGGCACTATCATCGCGTGGGGGGATGCAAATCATGGTGGTAATACAACCGGTGTTGATCTTAGCTCTGGTTTTGTATCTATCACTTCTAACCATTATGGATTCGCCGGTTTGAAATCCGACGGTAGTGCCGTAGCATGGGGTGATTCGAGATATGGTGGAGATGCAACCGGTGTTGATCTTAGCTCCGGTGTTCTTAAAATCTATTCCCAAAAACATGCATTTGCTGCTTTGAAATCAGATGGTAGCGTACAGGCGTGGGGCGATGCGAGCTACGGTGGTACCGATCCCGGTATTGGAGCTGGTTCTGGTGTTGTTAAAATATTTCCAAATAAAGATGATACGTCTTCGTGGAAGGCTTCGAATGAACGTGCCTTTGCTGCTCTTCTATCCAACCGCACGGTAATATCATGGGGTGATTCGGGTTATGGTGGCAACGCTCCATCTGGGCTCACCGATGTAGTTAATATATATTCGACCAGATATGCATTTGCTGCTTTGAAATTCGACGGCACTGTAGTCGCATGGGGTCTCAGTACTGCCGGGGGAAGCGTTCCAGTCGGTCTCACCAATGTTGTTGATATTGTTTCGAACAGTGATGCCTTTGCTGCTCTTAAATCCGACGGCAGTGTCGTCGCATGGGGTAACACAGGTAACGGTGGGACCGACCCGGGTATTACTGGCGGCGTGGTCAAAATCTTTTCGACCTACTATGCCTTTGCCGCCCTCAAAACGGACGGAAGCGTAAAGGTATGGGGTTCTTCTGGTTTTGGTGGAAAAGATCCGGGAATTGGATCTGGATTTTCCAACATATATGCAACTCATGGTGCATTTGCTGGTCTTAAAACGGACGGCAGTGTCGTCGCATGGGGTAGTGCGGGCTACGGTGGGTCCGGAACCCAAAATAATGTGAAACACATCAATGTCGGAGCTGGTATTTCACATGTATTTACATCCAAACACGGGTTTGCTTTCGTGTCATTTCAGGGATTACGGTATGGATCAAAGTCTTCCGGGTTCGGTAAATCTTTTAAACTAAAGGGAGACGACCCAAGTGCGATTAATTCTTTGGGTTATCTTATAGATGATTCTGTAAAATACGGTTCAACAGCATGTGACAATTCTACTGATTGTGGACAAAAATGCTCGGTAGATGCATCTTGTCAAGGTTATACTCGATCTGGAGGCGTTTTACATACATGGGGTAGTTTTGCTAACGGTGGTTATGGTCCTTTGTTATCGGGTGTTACGAAAGTGTACGGCGGTTATAATAGTCGTAGCTTTCATGCGATTATGTATGACGGTAATATAAAATCATGGGGTGATACTATATTTGGTGGCGGTGGCGCTGACCCTAATGCTAGAAATGTTAAGGACATCGTGTCAACTTACTATCACGTCATGGCATTGTTAGAAGACGGTACCACAAGATCATGGGGTAATCATGACACTAAGGACATAGATCTCCTCACCGGTGTCACAAAAATAGTTGCATCTAATGGTGCATTTGCTGCTTTGAAATCGGACGGTACTGTCGTAACAGATGGGGGTATTTATAGCGGTGGTTGTAATAGTGGTAGTGGTATTTACAACTTTTATAGTTGTAAACCCGACGATCTCGCTGATGTTGTTGATATGTTTGCAAATCAGGGTTCATTCGCTGCTCTGAGGTCGAATGGGTCACTAGTCGTATGGGGGGATGCAGATCAGGGTGGAAGTGCAACTGGTGTTGATCTTAGCTCTGGTGTTGTGGAGGTTGTTGCAACTGATTGGGCATGGGCCGCCCGAAAATCGGACGGTACTGTAGTTGCATGGGGTTATCCGACCGAAGGCGGAGATGCATCAGGTGTTAATCTTACTGGTGTTACAAATATATATTCGACCAATTTTGCCTTTGCCGCGCTCAAGTCGGACGGCAGTGTAGTTGCATGGGGTAAGTCGGATGACGGTGGCACTGCTCCCAGTATTACAAGCGGTGTTATAAAAATATATGCCGCTAAATATGCATTTGCGGCATTGAAATCCGACGGTAGTATCGTCTCATGGGGTAGCTATGTAGGAACTAGTCCTACAGGGGATTTCACAGGTGTTGATATTATTACAAACAATGGTGGATTCGCTGCGTTGAAATCGGACGGTACTGTAGTCACATGGGGTTCTACGAGTTTAACCGCTGCTCCAAGTGGTCTTAGTGGAGTTACAAAGATAGTTGCAAGTCAGGGAGCATTTACTGCTTTGAAATCGGACGGCACTGTAGTCACATGGGGTTCCAATTCTGCAGGTGGTTGTGACAGCGGTAGTGGTACAACTTCATATAACTGTAAACCATCAGATTTGACAGGTGTTACGGATATATATGCCACGAGGCAAGCTTTCGCTGCTATAACCTCTATACAGTCGGAATATGGACCCCTCATCGCGGGTTCTGGTGATTCTCTAGTTAAAAATGCCGATACCACATGTGATACAAGTTCTTCTAGTGGCTGTGCTCAAAACGAAAGGGTAGTTAGCAACGCATGTGCTGCCTGTCCAGTAGGAACGACCAACGCGGCAGGTGATGATCCAACCGGATCAGACACGACCTGTGATCCTATTCTGTGCGGCGCTAATCTACGTGTAGTCAATAACGACTGCGTTTCATGCCCAGCTGGGACCACAAACGACGCTGGCGATGATTCATCTGGAGCAGACACTAACTGTGATCCTATTCTATGTGGAGCAAACCTACGTGTAGTGAATAACGACTGTGTATCTTGCCCACCGGGAACTTCAAACGATGCCGGTGATGATGCCTCTGGAGCGGATACCACCTGTGATCCTATTTCATGTGGAGCAAATGAACATGTTGTCAGTAATGTCTGTACTCCCTGTCCAGATACCTCGACGAAACCCGCTGGTGACGATGCATCTGGAGCAGATACCGTATGTGTTTGTCCCGCAAATGAGTTTTTAAATGCAACCAGTCAATGTGACACATGTGCAACTGGCACTGGTGGAGATGGTTCGGCATGTGACAAATGCGCGGAGAATTACCATGTGTCTAGCAATCAATGTGTTGCTTGTCCGGATGGAACGAGGCAAGCTGGCGATGATCCAACTGGAGCGGATACGGTTTGTGTTTGTCCAACGGATAAAATAATGAACGCAACCAATCAGTGCGAGGCATGTCCCACCGGTCGTAGTGGAGATGGTTCGGTCTGTGATAAATGTGCGGAGAATTATCGCTTAGGATCGGAATATTCTAGTGTGGTGAATAAACTATATGGAGTAAGCGGATGCACCGGTGCGTCAGACTGTCAAAGCAAATGTTCCGTGGATAATTCGTGCGAAGGTTACAGTAGTTCAACAAACAAATTCATGATGGCTTCTGGACAAAAAACTAATTGTATTATATTGGATCAGGGGTTGAAATGTTGGGGGGGAGCAATCATGGGAGATACTGTCATATATGGAGATGGACCGGGTGAAATGGGTACCGATCTTCCATTTATTGACATGGGCACGGATACTATATCAAAAATGGGAATTGGTTCCGTACATATGTGTGTTTTGTTAAGTAATGGAAAGGTAAAATGTTGGGGAAACAACTCTTACAAACAGTTGGGACTTGTTAGTGGTCAGTTGACCTCCCCACCCGCGGACCCGCTTAATTTGGGAGCCGATGCAACTGATATATGTGTCGGGATGTACCACTCATGTGCGGTATTAAGCGATGGCGGTGTTAAATGTTGGGGGTGGAATCGTTATGGAGAACTTGGGATGCCTAAAACAACATCGTATTCCATTGTTCCGGAGAATTCAATTAATATGGGGGGTTCAGCAACACAAATATCCTGTGGAGACTCGTACACATGTGCCATTCTGTCCACCGGAGACGTAAAATGTTGGGGTTTGGGGGGTGCACAATTGGGTCAGGGTGATTCAAATGATAGAGATTCACCAGTACCGGTTGACTTTGGCACCGGTAGAACTGCGGTTCAAATTGTTGCCGGTAGGCGTCATGTGTGTGTTTTAATGGACAACTCACAGGTAAAATGTTGGGGGGCTGGAAGTTACCTTGGTCGTGATCATCAGTATACCTATGATCAGGGGGACCAACCCGGTGAAATGGGTGATAATTTGGCTGTAACCGATCTTGGTACCGTTGGCACGGTTGTATCCCTATCAGATGGTCCAGAATTCAGGAGTGTATGTGCGTTATTTGATAATGGTAAACTCAAGTGTTGGGGTGCGAACACGTATGGATTGGGCTTTGTCAGTTCCGATAGTGTCGTTGGAAATGGACAGGGTGAAATGGGCGATAACCTTCCATTTGTGGACTTGGGGACCGGAAGAACTGCGGTTGCTGTAACAGGTGGGTCTCAATTTCACTGTGCTGTATTGGACGATGCATCGGTAAAATGCTTTGGATGGAATGCGTATGGTCAGTTGGGTTATGGTGATTTGGTAAATCGTGGAAAAGCAGCGGACAGTGTCGGTGATAATCTTGCAACTGTAAGTCTAGGAGGTAGTGCCATGTTGTTAAAGTTATCCTACGGGACATTGCAATCGGGTACAGCCGATGGCTATACAAAATCAGCGGCATGTGTAGCGTGTCCTACCGGCACCGTGAATGTCGCCGGTGACGATGCTAACGGAAACATCTCATATTGTGATCGGGTTGTACCATGTGGTCAAAACGAATTTTTCAATACCAATCATCAATGTGAAGCATGTGCATCCGGGACATACAACGATGTAGGCGACACCGTCGTAGGAAGCTGTGACGATACTGAAAAATGTCTAGAAAATGCCCATGTGGAAACTACATACAACAGTGATAACACAAAAATGTATGGTTTAACCGCGTGTTCCGATACATTGGATTGTCAAACAAAATGCACGATGGATAGTGCTTGTGCTGGTATATCAGAAAAAGTTGGAAAAATAGCAATGGGTTGGTATCACACGTGTGCATTGTTCACCAATTCAAGTGTATACTGTCTTGGAAGAAACGCAGAGGGTCAGTTGGGTGATGGAACCGTCGGTTCAGATGTATATACGTGGGTCTATACCGGAATCAACAATGCAATCGATATAGCATGTAATGGTGGTACTTCGGCCGCGGTGTTGGCGGACAATACTGTACGTTTTTGGGGACAAGAACAAAGACATTGGGGAGACGGTTCCTTCACGGGATCATCCACGCCAGTTATATCAAGACAAACTATAACCGACGCTGTAAAAATATCCATGGGGACTACTACAACATGCATCCTAACCACTTCCAACGGGTTGACATGCATGGGTTCTTACTCTGGAACTGGTCCAAATTTCCAACCAACAAGTATATTTTCATCTGGTATTATTGACTTTTCATTTGGTAATACTCACGGCTGTGTTGTGAAAGAAGACAATACAGCGCGGTGTTGGGGTGATAATCCGGGCAGATTGGGAGACGGTACCACTTATTCAAGAACAACACCTACTCTTGTCAGTGGAGGTATATCTTTTTCTAGAATATATGCTTCGCACAGTCACACATGTGGTATTGCAACAAACAGTAAAGTTTATTGCTGGGGGCTAAAAAGTGGTTATAGGGTGGAACCGGGAGTAAGCGATTCGACCGAGCAGTTAACACCTTTAGATTTGGGTCTAAATGCAAAGGATATGGCACTTGGTAACACTGCGACATGCTTTATTAAATTGAACGATGAACTTCATTGTTGGGGTGTAGCAGAGAATGGGTTTCAAACCACACCAGCCTTAATTACTACATCCATTTTACAAGTTGCCGTGTCACAATTCTACTATGGTTCTTCTATGGTTGCGATTGGAAGCAATGGAAATTTATATTCACTGGGTTATAACCCTCAAGGACAGCTGGCCATTGGTGCAAATGGACACCAGCAAACTGTCGTCGAAACTGCTTCGGATATGATGTTTGTTTATAAGGCATATGGACCGCTGGTGTCGGGCACTGCTACCTCTTTTACCAAAGACAAAGGGTGCAAACTGTGTCCCGCGGGATATATAAATGATGCCATGGACGATCCCTCGGGGTTGGACACCCCCTGTGATTTTATCCCATGTCAAATTAACGAAAGAATTACCAATGGTCAATGTACTCCCTGCACAGTAGGTGCAACCAGAGCCGCGGGCGATTCCGATCCTCTAGTAGATACCTACTGTACCTGTGGTATTAACCAACATGTTGTAAGTGGTGTATGTACCGAGTGTCCATCGGGATCTACCAGAGCAACGGGTGACGATGCATCTGGAGCCGATACCGTCTGTTTGATTGCCCCTTGTGCCAAAGACTACCGGGTAAAAGACAATGTATGCGTACTATGTCCCACCGGGATGACCAATGATGCTGGTGATACGAATGCTAACGGGGATACTTACTGTGATTCTACCTTTGTGTGTGGCGAAGACCAATATGTATCCAATCACCAGTGTGTCAATTGCCCAGCGGCAAAAACAACCCCTTACGGTTCCAATCCCGCCGGTGCAGATACAGAGTGCAACTGGATAGTGTGTGGACGCGACGAGTATTCTAATGGAGCTTCTTGTCAACCATGCGCCACTGGAAGCTACAACAATCCGGGTGATACAATCGAAACGGTTACCACATGTAACGATGCACAAATATGCAAAGAAAACCATCAGTTATCCTTCAAATACACGCTACAAGCGAACTATCAAATCAGTAATGGTGCGGGATATTTGGCGGAAAACGCCATTACGGACTTTGATTACGCAAAGAAACTATGTGATTTGGACAGTTCATGCAATGGGCTTACCAAAGACGCTTCAAACAACTATTATTTGTCGGACGGAACCGCCTCGAGTAACAGCGCATACGATGCTTACAACATAAACAGAGCCGCCTTTGACTGTTTGGCATGTAGAGGATCGGGAACGCATGCGGCAGGCGAAGACCCAAACACCGCTACAGGTATCACCAACTGTGCGTATGCGGATTGTCCAGCCAACTATGGCTCGTCCGGTGGTTCATGCGTTGCTTGTACCGGTGGAAAGATACGCAATCCACCTATCAACCCAGAACAGGATCATAAATGTACCATTGTACCATGCGCTGAAAATGAAAGGGTTGAACCATACGTGGACTTCGAAACTTCTACAAATTTCTACGGAGGAAACGTCTGTACCAGTGAGGCAGATTGTGAGGCAAAATGCTCTGCAGATGCAAGTTGTGAGGGGTATTCCATACTTGAATCGGGAGAATTCCTGTCCAATACCCAAGTCTCATACACTGGAACCAGTTGCAATGGCGCCGGTGATTGTACAACAAAGTGTGTTGGTGATTCAAACTGCCAAGGATTTTCCAGAAGTGTTGCTAACGGCTTAAGTTATGCCGGTGACAACGATGTCCCAACAGACACTACATACGAGGATTGTCAATTGTATTTTTATTACGGGGGAGGGGGCGCCATACCTATAAATCTGGGTTGGGCTCCAAGAGGATGCATTACCTATCGAAGTTGTAGTAGCTGTAATTGGGAAAAGCGGTGGAATAATTATGGTTGCACCAATTGTGCCTCTGTAAACAGTTTCGGCAAAGAAGCGAATGCCATTAAGTCAAACGCCGTATGGACATATGGTAATCAGGTGTCTCTGACATCATCTCAAGCATATACATATAATTTTGGCACCTCATATTCGTATGGGACGGAAACTACAGCGAGTGGTATTTCTCCATCGTGGACATCAAAAACCGCTGTAACTGTTGGTAGATGCACCGCATGCGTAGCCCCATCCACCAACGAAGCAGGGGATACCGACCTCAACGGAGAAACATTTTGTGATTGGGGAAATTGCGGTTTGAATCAATATGCCAGTAACAAACAGTGTGTTGCGTGTGCCGCTGGTACCTTCAACGATGCCGGTGATCCAGCTGCGTTTGATAGCACTTGCGACGATCCCGACACATGCGATCAAAATGAATATTCGGATGGAACTCAGTGTTTGCCATGCCCGGGATCAGGGACAAGACCAGCCGGTGATCGGGCCAATGTAGTCACCAGCTGTACCTTCCCAACCTGTGGCGCGAATGAACGAGTAGTCAGCAATGCATGTGTTGCATGTGGTGCTGGAACCTTTAACGATGCCGGTGACGATGCTGGAGGGGCAGATACCACCTGTGATGATTCCGAGGTGTGTCCGGCAAATCATTATGCACTGGCAAACTACGTGTCATCGACCAACAACTACGGAACCACCAGCTGTTCCAGTGACTCTGACTGTGAAACAAAATGTGCCATGAGTGCTTCGTGCGATGGATATACCAACAACGGCTTTGGTATATTGGGCGCGTGGGGAGATTCGGGCAACGGTGGCTCTAACCCGGGTATTACGAGCGGCGTGGTAGATATCGTTTCGAACACATTTCGATCCGGTGAACTTCAATCAAATGTGTATTCTGCCTTTGCCGCGCTCAAAACGGACGGAAGCGTGCAGGTCTGGGGACATTCGAGTTGGGGCGGCACCGACCCCGGCCTGACCAGCGGCGTGGTAAAGATCTTTTCAAACGACTACGCCTTTGCCGCGCTCAAAGACGATGGTAGCGTGAAGGCGTGGGGTTATTCGAACAAAGGCGGCACCGATCCAAGCATTACTAGCGGTGTTACTGATATTGTTTCAACCGACTACGCCTTTGCCGCCCTGAAAAGCGATGGTAGCGTGAAGGCGTGGGGTGATACTGCCAATGGAGGCAGCGACCCCGGTATTACCAGTGGTGTTACAAAGATCTTTTCGAACAGTAAAGCTTTTGCCGCGCTCAAAGGAGACGGTAGCGTACAAGTGTGGGGTGATACTGCCAATGGAGGCACCGATCCAAGCATTACTAGCGGTGTTACAAAGATCTTTTCGGCCGTTTATGCCTTTGCCGCCCTCAAAACGGATGGAAGCGTGAAGGCGTGGGGTGGTTCGTATGACGGTGGGACCGACCCGGGTATTACTGGCGGCGTGGTCAAAATCGTTTCGACCTACTATGCCTTTGCCGCCCTCAAAACGGACGGAAGCGTACAAGTGTGGGGTAATTCGTATTACGGGGGTTCTAACCCCGGCCTGACTGGAAATGTGTCCACGATCTTTTCGACCAGTGGTGCCTTTGCCGCCCTCAAAACGGACGGAAGCGTAGTCGCATGGGGTAATTCGGATTACGGGGGTTCTAACCCGGGGATCACCTCCGGCGTGGTCAAAATCTTTTCGAACACTTATGCCTTTGCCGCCCTCAAAACGGACGGAAGCGTAAAGGTATGGGGTGGTTCGGCTGATGGCGGCAGCGACCCCGGCCTGACTGGAAATGTGTCCACGATCTTTTCGACCGCTAGAGCTTTTGCCGCCCTCAAAACCGATGGCTCTGTAGTCGCATGGGGTGATCCTGCCAAGGGGGGCAGCAACCCCGGCCTGACCAGTGGTGTTACAAAGATCTTTTCGGCCAGAAATGTCTTTGTAGCGGTAGGACAACCGGACTTGGAGTACGGCCCCCTAGTGGCTGGTTCTGGAAGTTCCCATGAAAAGTCTGGAACCTGTACTCCATGCACAAACAGTGGCACCAACGCTGGCGGTAAAATAGACTCTGGTCTGGTATGTGTCTACCCCGATTGTCAAACGGATCAATACTCCACCGGTAATGGCCAGTGTTTGACTTGTCCGGTAGGTCGATTCGTGCCTACACCAATCAATCCAAGCACCGCGGCACAGTGCACGTGTCTGGCGAATGAACGAGTACAATCGAATGCGTGTGTGGCATGTCCATCCGGTTTTACCAACGCGGCAGGTGATGATCCAAATGGAGCAGATACAGAATGTGATTTCACACCATGTGCTCTGAACCATTATGTAGCAGGAACAGGTGATAGTAGGGTATGTACTGCTTGTACCGGTGGTACATTTAGTGCTGGTGGTTTGGTTACGGAATGCTCTGGAACGGAATACTGTGCGGTGAACCAGAAGGTGGTTAGCAATTCATGTGTCAATTGTCCTGCTGGTCAACAAAACGCATTGGGAGTAGCAACCGACAAATCGGGGGCCGATGGTACATGCGCGGCAGCTCCATGTGTTGCCAATCAATATTCGGATGGTTCTATCTGTCACGACTGTCCACAACACACCGGAGCCAATAGTGCGGGATTGGACCCAACCGCGGGTGTGACTCAGTGTGTACCAACCACCTGTGGCACCGATCAATACGTAGAAAGCAATGTATGCAAGTTGTGTGATTCCAAAGCATATCGTCTAGCAGGCGATCAGGTCTTTGGTGGTGATACCCATTGCTTCTGTAAAGATCACCATAAGGTCATTAACAAGGCATGTGTAGCATGTGAAGTGGGTTCTAGTAATCCCAACTTATGTTACTCCGGATTACAGAATCATTATTGCGTATGCGATGCAAATTACCATGTGGTAAGCAACTTATGTACCGCATGTCCGGCAGGAGCAACAAGGGCAGCGGGTGATTACGCGGGAAATGCCGATACCCACTGTATTTGCGGTGAAGACCAACATGTGGTGAGCAACGCCTGTGTTGCCTGTCCAGCAGGTACAAAGAGACCAGCAGGTGATGATTCGAGTGGTGTGGATACACCATGTTCTTGCCAACAAAACGAGCATGTGAAGAATGTTACGAATGTACTTCAGTGTACCGCCTGCCCAACCGGATCCATAAGAGCAGCCGGTGATTTGGTAGCTAACGGAGAAACAGTATGCTCCTGTCCAGAGAACTTTCATGTGTCTAATGGTCAGTGTGTGGCATGTGTAGCGGGTACCAGAGCAGCTGGAGACGATCCATTGGCGGGTGATACCCACTGCGCCTGTAACGAAAATCATCATGTGGCTTCGAATGTATGTACCGCCTGTCCTTCGGATTCAACAAGGCCAGCTGGTGACGATGCTTCTGGCGATGATACGAAATGTGCATGCAATGAGAACTTTAAAGTATCCACCGGTTCTTGTTCCGCCTGTCCCGCCAATACCGAAGTAGCGGCGGGTGGTGATCTAGGAGGCGATGATACCGTATGTACATGCAAAGAAAACTTTTATTCCAACGGTGATGGCTCCTGTTCTGCCTGTGGTAGTGGAGCAATTATACCGGCTGGAAGTGATCCGGCAGTAGCAGATGTATGTACTTGTGATGCTGGTTATGAATTGAATGGCGCTTCATGCTCAGCATGCGGTTCAAATGAAGAATCTGTGGCTGGAGGAGCATGTTTGTGCAAAGAAAATCACCATGTGTCGGGTGGGGCCTGTACTGCCTGTGCACCGGGTTCTACTCATCCGGCAGGTGATGATAAAACGGCCGATACAGTGTGTACCAACACTTTATGTGCGGAGAATGAACGAGTACAAAATAATGTTTGTGTTCCATGTGTTACTGGTATGACAAGAGCTGCCGATGACGATGCTACGAGTGCAAACACCGTATGTGCATACCAAGGAACGGAGCACGAAATAACGGCGGTTGGCGCATATGCCTTCCGTATTGATACCCTTGCCAACAATGCGGCGCTTACCATTCGGGTTGGAGAGACCCATACCTTTATTCGAGGTACTACTGGAGATCCATTCCGTATTGTTACCGCTGAAGATTGCGATGGAAAGGGCTGTGATTTGGGTCAATATACCGAGTTGCCTACTTCCTCATTGGGATTGGACGACGCGGAAAAAGATGTTGCGGTGACTGTATTTGCACCGACATTGGGCGGAACCTATTATTACATGTCTACCACCACTCCATTCAGGAAGGGTCGTATCTATGTAAAGTATCAGTTCTGTACCATTACATACCCTGTGACTACATTGACACAGAGTTGCGAATTGAGTGGAGAAGAAACCTTGACGGGTGATTTGACCATTACGTACAGTTTGGCCAGACTACGCGCTCAAGAAGGAGATGTTCCTCAGATTACGGCTGCTGATGGTGCAAGGCACTTTACGGTAAGCGGTGGTCATAAATTTACCATTGAAAACATTGATTTGAGTGGAGGACGAGGAGCAGAAGGTGGATCCATTCTTGTAGACAATGGTGAGATTGATGCCAACAATGTGAAATTCACCGACAATGTGGCTTCTTCAGAAGGAGGAGCGATTCGAGTGAAAAACGCGGCAAGTAAAGTGACCCTGAATAATATTCTCTTCGATGATAACCAAGGTTCAGCTGGTGGTGCTTTATCCATTCAAGACGATCTGACACAAAAGGTAGAGATCCACAATTCAGACTTTAAGAACAATCGTGCCTCAAGTGGCCATGGTGGTGCTATTAGCACTGCTGGTGAAGTTAACATTACGGTTAGTAATTTTGAAGACAATGCGGCAAACGCCGGTGAAGGTGGAGCCATTAGTGCAACCAAAGATGTTACAATGACAGGTTCATCCTTTAAGCGCAACAGAGCCTTGAAGGGTGGAGCCATGAGAGCATCTGGAAACAGGGTTGGCATGTCCAACATGGTAATTGAAGCAAATGAAGCAGTGGAAGAAGGTGGAGCATTTAATGCTGAGAACTCTGAGTTTGATGTAAAAACATCTACAATCACAGGCAACAAAGCCAAGCGAGGAGCAGCCTTTCGGTCGCGATCGACTGGTTGTACCACCAACTGTAAGAAATTAAGAATCCGATCTTCTTCTTTGGAAAACAACGAAGCCACTACCGATGGTGGGGCGGTTGATTTCGATGGAGATGCCAATGCGGAACCACAATTTTGGGTCCAAGATTCCACCTTGAGTGGAAACAAAGCAGCTGGACAGTCCAGTGATTTTAAGAAGCGTGGTTCTAAGGTTAAGATTAAAGCGATCGATTCCGTGATTGGAAACATTGATGGTGGAGCAGTAGATTCTACGTGCGAAGCCGGTCAGTGCGATGGTCGTGCCCATTCCACCTGTGCTTCAGGAACCACCGGGTCAAAATGCGAATGTGATGGATCAACGAGGCATTTGGATGGAGTAGAGTGCAAAGAACACAAAGTGTGTACTGGTTTGGACTTGGATGTAGAAATTCGAGGACCGGACAAGTCACACAATCGATTGTGTGGAACCAAAGACATTGCCGAGATCACCCATAAACTGGATGCTAAAGGTAAAGAATTGGCAAACATGATTGAAGCGAAATTGGTGAGTGAGGGGGTTGCTGCCGACCAAGCATATGCTTTGGCGGTAGAGGTGTTTGGAGAAGTTAATAAATGTGAGTAAACAATATATGATTATTTTATATACTTATTAGTAATGTACTGCCTGTTAAAATTTAAAACCTAAAGTATTACTGGCCTTCTCCTCCGACATATGATGTTCCGCCATACTATGCACGGCTTTCCATAAACATTCTGAAAAGAACAGACCTACAGCAGTAGGATCTTCTATGACTACTTCTTCTGACGAGGTTAGAAACAAAACATCTCCATCCGAATGAGCCGCGTAAGGAATAATCACCCTCCCACATGACACATGCACTTGTCGTGCCAGTTGTCTCATAAGGTCCATCGATTTGCATTTGCCATTCGTATGAATAAGAATGTTTGTGCTACGGAATTTGTTGCTGGTTCTTCTAGTGACCGGGTTGTACATGATCTCCCCGTCCAACCCATGGATGGATCCTTTACTGTTCAGATTGCAATATACATTGCATGTGATCTTGCCAAATTTGTACAAAATAGAATCACAATATGCACCCTGACCACCGGGCGCTCCATACGATCCTGTCGCAATGGAACCTACTTCGGCATTGCTACCGGCACCGTATTGACCCAAAGTAACCATTTTTTTGCCTTTTAGTGCATTTTCGTATGCCATTGTGCCAAGATTCGCATCGGGTGGCATCCAATCGTCTATTTTTCCCCATGCCCCGCTAAAGGTGATAGCGCCCTTTACCGCCGGTATTTTATACATTTCCCCGTCTCCGTATCGTATGTTCTTATCTATATTGCATTTTGCCATGGCCTGTGCAACCCCTGCTATTGCTACCAACCCATGAAGTGAACCACCTGCTAGACATATTGCATCTACCTTATTGCATTCGGATGGATCATTTGAAAATACATCGCGCGGATCACCGTAATAGGTACCTACCGCACCGCCTAATTTATCTACGACGCATCTCATTTGTTTTTTAAATACAAATACCGTACAACCCACCTGAGGGCAAGTCTGTGAATCTCCTAAATCGTTGTATGATGCTTCCCCTATCATGAAATCGTCCGAGTGGTGATATTCGTGCATTTACTCTAAAACAATCGTATAAATATACTACATGGATACATAAATGTCTACTTTTCCCAAGCTTAATATAGACATCCGTGATTTGACCAAGACAAAGAAGTTACAATTTGTCATCCAGCCAGAACCGGAGCCCCCGCCCAAACGCGTGAAATATAACCGACTGTATTGTGCAATACCTATTGTCCTATGTTGTTTCTTTGTATCCTATATGTTTACCACACCGGCCAGAAAATTGCGAAAGATTATACGCATGTCTTGTTCCATTGCAAACGGTAGACAAGTCTGTTCGGCGTATGGTGAAGGGGAGTATGTGGTCAATGCCAAGGGTTGTAATAGTTTTGAATTCAACGGTATACCATTCACCGATTTAATGAACAATGGTAATTATCGCATACCCTCTTCACCGGACATGTCCTTACATATAATAGAGCCATGTCCTACCATAGTGGCCACCGTTGATACAACTGTTTTGGCACCATACAGGGAGTATGCAAGGAAGGGCATGCCATATACCAAGAGGGCAGTGTGGATAACAGACAATTGCTATGAGGACTTTACACTGAGGATCGGTCAGGAGATGGTTTTTGACAAGACCCCCGTCTCCATGATAGACCATGTTAAGATTGGGAACATCACCGCGTGTACCTACGAATCCGTTGGCGTGTCGGGCCAGTTGCTTATTTCTGGTAGAGGCTGTGACAAACCAATTCACATTTATAGTATATAAACTCGAAATTATCATAGAAAATGAGTTTAACGGATATGTTACATCATAAGCTGGTCAGTGAAAACGACACGGTATTTTTCACTTTTAAAGGCAATCATTTCACGGCAAAGATATTGCGTGGTGGTCTTATCGGGGAGTGTGATATGAGCTATTGTGGCAAGACAAGAGCTATTCTACAAGGAGTAACTGCCTTTACCTCTCTCACCGCATGGACCGAAGCCTGTCTACAAGATGTACTGGAAGAATACTATACCAGATATTCATCGTGGAAAAGAGTAAATCATAAGGAATCGAAGCGTAGTATGGGTGATCTGAGAGACCAGTGCAAGCTGCTATCTAAAAAAAGGAAGAGGGAAGATGAAATTCCCGAGTTGTATAAGGAAGTTTATCGTCTTCAGCAGACCATTGTGGACATGAAAAAACACATTGAGTGCTGGGAAAGTGGGAATACACCTTCACCAAAAGACTGGGAAGTGAACAGTATCAAACCAGATTTACCAGTGTCTCATAGGAAAAATGAAGCACAGATGAGAGTACAGTATATAGCCATGGGCCAACCCAGAGGGATCGATTTAGAATTATTTAATATTTTATCTTAACGCTGTATTCATACTAAAATTTTTAGGCCTATTCCCCTTCTAGCAATTTTAGAGAGGGCACCCCTCTGAGAGAAAACATATTTTATTTAATTAATTACCCTTCATGCTATATTCATGTTATTTACATAGGTTATCCATGTACTTGTTAGTATAACATGAATAAATTAAATAAATAAAAAAAGTTTTTCAAATCAAGGCCCTGTCTCTAGAAGAGCTAACAGGGGAATATGCCCAAGTATTTTACGCCTGTAATAGCGTTAGCACCGACAAAGTGGCCCGACATTTTTCATCGCTTTTGCCTTTGCCGTCAAAGGCTGCCTCCGTTGGTAAAATGCAAGCCAACAATGTTTTACGTCTTTTTCCCACAATCTGTTAGTCGTATAAAGTATACACTAATTATTTACACAAATGGGTTTATTCGGTGATACCATGAATTTATTCGGCGATACAGTAGACATGAAATGGGACAAAGACCACGATGGCAACTACCACGGCCACGGGTATGGAATGGGGGAAAAGTATATTTTTGTCGGAGAGTACATACATGGCACAATATGGGGAGATCTTCTTTTATTCGATAATGTCACGGGTCAACGTATTCTCAAGGCAGAAATGGAGGATTCTATGGCACATGGTAGATACGAATATTATCAGAAAGGAACACTGTGCGAGAAGGGCATGTACAGAAACGGTAAAAAATACTTTCATGTGCGATTCAGGGATGGCAAAATATACGAGTATGGGTTTAGCAAAGACGACAAACTGAACGGGTACGGATGTACCAAAGATAAATATGGCCAGACCTATACCAGCCCAAATTGGGACATGGGTGTGATAAACGGCCTTGGTTGTATCCAAGACACAGACAAGGCGGTTATTTTTTACGGTATATTCAAAAACAACCTGCCCCTGTACGAGTGTAATGAGAAACATGCCATGATGTTAAAACTATGGGCAGAGAAGGAAGTAGATCATATATCGATACAGTGTGCGGAGAGTGTATTATCTTAATAGTTTTAAGTATCGTTCATACTCTTTTCGACATATAGACAAAGGTGGTATGTAAGGCATAAACCATACAACCCGGTGGTATTTCACACAGTTTTGCCATTCATCGTATGCCTCTTGTACTTCCATTTATCATATTACTTTTAATGGTTATAGTATCCTTTTTTATAAACGGCGTTGCAAGTATCAAATTGATACAACACCATGCGTTCCATATGGCCAGAGACATTGACACCGGGTGTGATATCTCTATGTAAGACCATGTAAAGAGACCACAGAAAATAGCATAGTACATGGAGGCGCCCAATGTAATAGGAATATTTCCTACCTTCTTTGTTAGGAAGTGGTTCGATTTGTCGTCGTAATATGCATCTAAATCGTCCAACCAAAACCTAGTATACCAATACATCCCCAATGTCATGAACACACAGTAGCAAATGAAGAGCGAACGGTTCAAAGGGTCAATATCACCAGCAGCGACTTCAATGCCACGAAGAACAGAATATACCTTTCCCCCATAGTTCACCATGACCACATGTCTTAAAAAGAATTTCGCATCGGGCCAACTGATAAAGCTGTCGGACGACATTTAAACATCGTATTGACTATAAATATACTCCCAAAACATAAAATGATATAAAACTAATTTAAAATTTAAGCTTGGACGCACCATCCGGGGAAAAAGACACAGAAGTCGCACCTTGACCTTCCAAGGTTTTTTGTAAAACCTCGCTCTCCACACTCCATACTTTCACCGTCGTATCGTCCGAACCCGACACAATGGACGCATCATCCGGATCCGGGGAAAACGACACGGATCTCACAATATCAGAATGACCGGTGAACGTCGTCACACATTCACCGCTCTCCACACTCCATAGTTTCACCCTATCATCGTACGAACCAGAGGCGATCCATTGCCCATCCGGGGAAAACGACACGGAAAACACAGTTCCAGAATGACCTTTCAATGTCGTCACACATTCACCGCTCTCCACACTCCATACTTTCACCGTATCATCCCACGAACCAGAGGCGACATGCTTACCATCCGGGGAAAACGACACGGAAGTCACAAGATTCAAATGACCTGTCAACGTTCTCACCAGCATACCGCTCTCCACACTCCATACTATCACCGTAAAATCGTACGAATCACCAGACACAATGGACGCACCATCCGGAGAAAACGACACGGAAGTCACAGGAGCAGAATGACCGTTGAACGTCGTCACACAATCACCGCTCTCCGCACTCCATACTTTCACCGTCTTATCTGACGAACCAGAGGCGATGAATTTATTTGTCGGATCCCACGACACGGAAGTCACACCATCCGAATGACCTTCCAACGTCGTCACACCAAGGGTATCTAAATTCCATACTTTCACCGTATCGCCCGAACCAGTGGCGATCCATTGCCCATTCGGGGAAAACGACACGGAAAGCACCCACTGTTTATCGTCATCTTTGATCGTCGTCACACACTCACCGCTCTCCACACTCCATACTTTCACCGTATTATCCCTAGAACCAGAGGCTATGCGCGTACCATCCGGGGAAAACGACACGGAATTCACCCTACGAGAATGACCTTTTAGATTTAATCTCGACGATCTCGACGATTTATTACCCATTTATACATATGAAATTATAATTTATATTACAATAAACCCGATTGTGATTTTATTGCCCACGTAAAGAATTTCGTATCGGGTATAAATATACTCCCAAAACATAGAAATGATCAACGTTAAAGTAGGCGATGTTATTGAAATAAAACGAGTTATCACCGTAGAGGAAATAAACGACAGGGACCAACAAATAAAGATAAAATGGAAGGATAAGCTAGGCAATGAAAAAATACAATGGGTAACTTATAAAATGTTTTTTATGCTTTAACGGGATTTAATTAAATACCAGTAATCTTTAACCGTCTCTATTTTTTTACTTGGGTGATTATCGGATTCTTGCATCAATTCCCACCTTGTCCATCTTGGGTTAAGATGATGCGCCGCATGTATATTTAACCCTCCTGCTAGAAAGGTGAACAGATGTGATTTCGGGAATATGTTTAATGCTATATCCTCTGCTGCTTTGGGAGATTCGTGGTCCAGTTCTCTTATGTTTGGATCTACGATGTGCGTTGCAAGTGATAGATATGCAAATGACGACAGTGTGGTTATCCATATGATAGGTAAACAATACAAAGGTAGAAATAACATTGCTACGATCAACGGCAATTTGGCCAGTTCTTCCACGGGTTTTGTATCGTGTTTGGACAACAACAATTGCTTTATATCACTCAAAAAAGAGTTGCTATCCAATATCATGTTATCTTCGGGATGACCCGGGTTGGCGTGGTGAAATTGATGCTCTAATATCCAAACGCGTCTGGGCATAACAATACCATTTAAACATACATATGATAATATCTGGTTCATCTTTGAATATGGTGAAAAATTATCATGTGCACAATCGTGACCTATACTTACCATTGCATACAATGACCATCCGAATGGTACACATGTAAGAATGTTCAGGGGGAATATCAGTGTATATGTTGCATAATAGGATGCAACCAGTATTATAATATACAGAAACAGATGAATATAATTCAGTATGTACATTTAACAAAATATAACCGTATATTTATACCTCAACGTCTATTCCTTCGTCGTTTACGTAACCATCTATAGTGCACTATTTCTGAACCACGAAACAATTTCAAGCGTCCGTCCATGATTGATCCGATTACTTGTCTGGTACCGGCTCTGGTTGATATATTTCTGTCGTGTATAATATGTTTTCGATGGTGTTTATAAGTGACAGTTGTAGTAAGTCCCACTTTGCTATAATTGCTGCTTCGAAGGTCTATAATTATATCGCCAATCTTCAGGCCACTAACATACGTTTCATAAAAATGTTCCTTTTCAAACATGTGTTTATAATACAATTTTGAGTTAAGTCTTCTGTTTAAACATAATTCTATTTTAAGTCTATCCGAAGCTCCTAAAAAATCAACTATGTACAATACCAAATCATCGGCCAAGTCCAATGGTGTTTTCCCCAAGTTCACCTTTCTCCTGATTCTTTGGTCCATCGAGTATATACAATTCTATGAAGAATTGCATGGTCATAAATAGTACCAATGGGATAATAATTGGACATTGGCGGACCACGCGCTCCATTTTGAAAATGGACCTACCATTATATACTATGCGCGGGGAGGGTCGGGCCACTTTATTGACTCGGGGCAGTTAATACAAGCAATGTCTGAATACGATAAGAAAGTCTAACATATGTTTAGAAATAAAAGTATATATAAAGGTTTAAATTATTAAAATGATTGGATTTAAACATACTTTTAGCGCATCCGAGGCAAAGGATCACCGCGATAGTCTTTTAAACAAGGTACCTGAAAAGTATAAATCCGAGATAGAACAATTATACGAATGGGTTACAAACACGGATTTTATCCACGCGGTGGAAAGCAATACCAAAGAGCAATGGGGATTTTGTAATCGGTCTATGGACAGCGCCCCTAACATGTATATAGAAAAGCGGGTGTTGGTTGCAAAACACGGAGATACTATGGTGGCGAGTTACCCAAAAGCCTCGACAAATAAGCCCACCTGTCGCCTATGTGAAGAGTCGTTGGCGGAAAGCATAGAATATAAAATGAAACACGTGGTTGTATCGTGTCCATGTGGTAGAATGTATTGTCATGAGAAATGCGCTGACGATTATTTATTAAAAGAACCACAGTGTTATGTATGCAAGAATTATTATATCTACGACGCTAAGAATTCAGCGCTGAAAGCCACAATTGTAAATCGGAGATAGAAATGGGTGGCCGCTCTTGGAAGAATCCAAGTTCTCCTCTACAGTAATAATAAATAAAGGATATAACTGTTTTCATTTTTTCCCTCAATTCATCGCTGTTTTGAATCTGTTCTACTGTGATATTCTCAAAATCATTCTTTAAATCGAAATTTTCATTCTTATCACTGTATGCAATAACCGATCGTATCAAATGAAAAATATCATCCTTGTTCCCCTCTGGTTCTTTTTTCTCCCCCAAAACGGTCCATTCGGGCGTGGTCACTGAAAAATCAAGGTCTTCAATATCGGAGGATTTTACATCTGAGCGTCTCCTCTTTCTAGAGGTTTTGGTCCTCTTTTGTTCCAAGAAAGACTCTGGAATATATGGCAATTCGATGGTTCTTCGCCCCGACAGTTTAACTTTACACCTGTTATTCTTTGGAACCTGTGAATATTGTATTCCCGGAAAACAGGCTGTATAATATTTTTTGGGTAGCCTGTACATGGTTTCTGTTTCATCGATAACACCGTAGGAGAATGTATCATTTAGTTTTAATATAAAGACGTGGTGGGGACCAATAATATCCTTCACTTGTTCGGATTTGAAACGACATGGTAATTCTTGAGCCACCCATAAAATAGTTTTGTTTTTCAGTGCCCCGTGAGTGATTGTGTGATTATACCATTTTGTCCAACATTCTTGGTTGGCTCGAGGCAATGGATAATTAGAAGTCATTTATTACATGTTGGTTTATTTATATACCCACGGTGTATCATATAAATTTGGAATCCCAGACCGAAATGAAATGGTCATCGTGCCATTCGAGGAATCGACTTTATTCCAAACCGAATCATAATAATGATGAATCCGTATTTTGGTTTTTTCTGCCAAAGCAAATCTAGCCATCATATCACTGTTTGCCTCTCCTGTATTTGGAATAAACAGGTCCAGAGTACGCAATGGCTGGTCATTCACCAATATAACAACTCTGTGAAAAGATAGCGGCGGACCGTTGAGCTTCACCACCGCATGTATTTCTACTTCTGTTCGTTCTTTGGGGGTAAAGGTGTTTTTTATCTCGTCATAAGATATTAAAGGGGTACCGTATTTTCTAGAAAAGGCCTCAAATTGAAAATCTGTACCGGTGTTTTGTGTCAACCCCGTAGTTTTCCCTTTCCATAGAAGCAACCATGGCGATTGCGTAACAACCTCATCTCTCTTCCAACGCAACTGTATTTGAACAAACGCAAAAATCAATAGGATGGTCAATATACGAGTACACATCATTTAACAGGATTGCTTAATCATATTTATACTGTAGGATTAAAAAAAATATTGTATATAATACATTCTTTATATAGTTTAAATGAGAAGCCTAGTATTGCTACTACTTGTCAGTTATGTTTCCGGTTTATCGCCGGTTTGTAGGAAAGGGGGTCGTCTTAGAAGTGATCTTAATTTCAAATACACCTATAAAAACTCTATAGCGGGAGCGGCAAAGGATATTGACTTTAGTCAACGCGATGGAGAGTATATATATTGCGACGCCGCGGGAACACAAGTTCACACCGGGGCGTTTAAGGCCACCGCATGTGAATCCGTTGCCAGAGCAGAAGGCCCGGGCATGGATCGTTTTGGTTGGGCCAAGCAACTGGCGGTTGGTACCAAAGGCTCTATCAAAGTTTTTGCCGGTGATGTTACCGCCTCACCTACAGAATTCACTACCGGTGATGAGTGTGGCTCCAGCGTAAAGATGTCTCTTGGTGGCCATTACATGGCTGCCGTGTGTAAAAAGGGTATCCGTGTATATAGGTATGACGGTACCTCATGGTCGGATCATGATGCTATTGATATGACCACAGCGGCAGTTGATCTGGAGTTTGACGCCAGTGGTAACGACCATTTTGTTTACAATGGACAAAACGATACAGATATCTCATTATGTACAAGTCAATCTTACAACTTTAAACGTGTTTCCAGTGGTCATCCGCTCCGCGTAGTAAAGGAGAGCGAGTGTACGGGGTGTGAAACTGGTACGCATAGTTTTCCTAGCTCTTCAGTTACAAACTGGGTAGATGTAAATGGAGACGAGAGCAAAGCATTTACATTCGCTGAAGCCGGTACATATTATTATTTATGTAGTTCACATGCCAACATGGTGGGCAAGATCACCGTTTCATCCTGTTCCTTAGACCATGAGTTAAAAGTTGACCTGAACCATGAAGACTATATGATTGTCTCCAAGCCTTCGGCACAAGAGGTGAAAATATACAAATTGGGTGCTGTTACCCAAGAAGTACAATCACTCACCGGTGACGGCGAAGTCGCCGCGGCAGTAAACTGTAGGGGTTCTGTATTCGCCTATAAATCCGGTTCTTCTGTAAAGGTGAAACAATTGTCTCAAAAAGATGGTTCGTGGTCCGATTTGGCCGATATTTCAGTAGACGCGGTGTCTTTATCCATGTCCAATGATGTCATGGCAGTAGGCCTTTCCGACAAGACCAAAGTCTATATGTTTGCAAATGGTGGAACGCAATATGCCGAATACAAATCCATCGATATCAAAGGTAACAAGGTGTCCATTGAACACGATGACTTGGCTATCATAGACGATACACGGGTCTATCTTCTCAACGATGGTCCAAGTACCAAATGCTTGGCACTACAGAAATTAGACAATGGTGTATGTATTGACTGTGGAGATGGTCACACCAATGCCCACGATAACACAGAAACTATTTGTAACATCGTCCCCTGCTCCTCTTCACAGTTTGCTCAAGGAAATGCCTGTTACAACTGTCCAGCGGGAGCAACAAACCCATCTGGACCAGCCACAACCGACAGTGTATGCTCTTGTCCCGCGGGGAAGGTGTTTAACATGGCTACCCTTACCGCCCCGAGCTGTGACACTACTTTTTGTTTGGAAGATGAGCGTGTAGCTGGAAATGCATGTGAAGCCTGTCCACCGGGAACCACCAACGCCGCCGGTGACGATGCATCAGGTGCAAATACCACCTGTGATGCAACCCTCTGTGGTGTGAACGAACATGTGGTGAGCAACGCATGTGCAAACTGTACCGCCGGTTCTACCAACGCAAAGGACGACGATGTCTCTGGTGCGGATACACTGTGTGATCCAGACCACCAGTGTTTGGTAAACCAGTTTTATACAGAAGCCGGGGCATGTCAAAATTGCCCAGATGGTTCCTTGAAAGCAGAAGCGGTGTCCAATTTAGATGGGGATACTTCATGTGATAATATTATATGTAAAGAGAATGAGCATGTCACTGCCTCGGGTGGCACCTCGTTCACTTTTCATACCTCTGGTTCACCGGATACCAGCGTGTCCCAAGCAGAATGCCAAGCAATTGCAGACGCTGATCCGAACAAGGTTTGGAATGGCATACTTGATACCTCTTTTGAACCTTCATTTCCATCTGGGTGTTTTGGAATGGGGGGCGATTATGTATTATATTATAACCAAGCCTCCAACTCAATTGCTTGTAGCAGCGATGGTCAATGTATCAAAAAGACCTCTGTAGTTGGTGGTAGTAACTGTACCGCATGCCCAGCCGGTACGGAAAGACCAGCTGGTGATGATGCCACTTTGGGTTCAACCCAATGTTTATGTTCGGCCGGAACCGAAGGCGATGGTACGACCTGTACCGCCTGTTTGGCCAACCAAGAGTCTGTAGCAGGTGAACCGTGTAAATGTACTGCTGGTCATGAGAGTGGTTACCTGTACACTTCCAACGAGAAGAAATACTCTGGTATCACCTGCGGAAGCGAAGGAGACTGTGAGTCTGCTTGTTCGGCAGCTGCTTCCTGTGAAGGGTATTCTAGAGCAGGACTTTCCGCCAGTGATTTGTGTGGAGTTGGTGGCACAGCTAATCCCAATAACGCGGGCGACAGTACCGGTTCATGTTCCTCCGCGATTATAAGAGCAGCTCTTGGAATGGCAATGGATTCAAACAAAGATTTATATGTGTCCGCCAAGTGTCAAATATTAAAGATATCCGGAGGTGTTGTATCACTGTTCTTGGGTCAGGAAGTTCCGAACACCTGTGCATTCCCAGCTGTTCCGGGGGTCGGGTCAAACTCCAGTATAGCATCCGTAATGGATATGAAATTTGACAGTCAGGGCAATTTAATAACCATTTCAAATCAACAATACTTAAAGGTAACACCCGATGGTACAATGACGGTGCTGGCTGGCACTGGGGATTTCGATACAACCGATGGTAATAGCACCTTTGCAAAATTCAAAAACCCAGAAGCATTTGATTTTGATACCGCTGGAAATATTTTAGGCGTGGACCGTTCCTCTGGTAAAATTCGATCCATTACTGCCAATGGGGATGTCACTACAGAGTGTCCGGGTGTAACACTCAATAGCCCGTACGGGGCAGCGTATTCTACCGATGGGTCAAACATTGGCTTATTGTACGTGGCAGAAACGGATGCCGACAAAATTAGTCTGGTGAATTTAACCGATTGTTCTATTTCGGTTTGGAAAACAGAGGCAGGTTGGAAACCACACAAAATAAGGCTAGATGGTGACCATTTGATGGTAGCAAGATACGACAACTGTTTCGAAAAACGTTTATTGTCAGATGCCTCTGTGGTAGATACCATCGGGGTGTGTGGAACCAGCGGAGATGCCCCGGGAAGTGGGTCTACTGCTCGTTTCGGTAAACCAAGTAACTTTGTGATAGACGGACTGGATATTTACATGATAGACAGTGAACCAACTAACAAAATCAAAAAACTATCACCATATTACCTATACGGTGCAAAACAGGCAGACACCGGTGGTATTTCGAAAGGTAGATCCATTGGTTGTGCTACTTGCCCAGCCAATTCCAATTCATTGCCGGGTGTGGCGGTACAAACCTGTGTCAAAAATGAAGATGCTATCTGGTACGATGAAGTAGTCAATGGCCCGGCCGATGCCGGCGCATGTGTCAACGGTCTTTACTGTAACACCAAATCGGCCACAAATGGCGCGTGTATTTCGGCATACGAAGATGGCGGTGTTCTACAAGCAACTACTTCATGCTGTCGATTGGAGAAACCAACCAAATGCTTGTGTGACGAAGACCACCGGGTTTCTTCTGGCGCATGTGTTGCATGTGCTACGGGTGAAGTAAGACCAGCCGGTGACGACCCGGACAATGGTAACACCTATTGTAATACACAGGGTCTGACCTTGGCATTCACAAACAATGGAAACAGCGACTTTGTGTATAATGCACAGAATGATCCAGATATTCAATTAAAGGTTGGTCAGTTGTACACCTTTTTGCGTGATTCAGCTGGTCATCCGCTACGCGTTGTATCAGCAGCAGATTGTCCTTCCTGTAGTACAGGGACATGGTCCAGTTTGCCAACAAGTAGTGTTTCGAATGTAGACTCCGAACAGGGCTCTGCCAATATTGTTTGGAAACCCAGAAAGGCCGGGACGTACTACTACGTCTGTACATCCCATCCGGACATGGTGGGCAAATTGGTGGTAACATGGGAAGCCTGTGCATTGGGTGGTACCAGAGGTGCCCTATACATTGGGGGACCATGCCAATTCAACTCTCAGGTTTCTCTTAACGGTCCAACCAGTATTGGTGTAGCCACTGCTAGATTGCGTTCCAGTGAAAATATCATAGTTAGCATGGATAGTTCACTGGCCTCTGCTATTGATGCCACTATATGGCCTTTAAGTATTTCTGGCATTGAGATCACCGATATTACTACGGACAATCCATTTGCAAAGAGTACAACCGGGACCATTGATCTCAATGGAATTTGGTTGCAAGACAATGGGAGAAATACTCAGTCTGGTGCCCTGTTTAAAACGGACGGGGGTGGTATTATAGCACAAAATGTAGCCATTGATAACACAAAGGGTGATATTTTTGAAGGTGTTAACGGTGGAGATGTATCTCTGGCAGATTCTACCATTAGCAACAGTGGGAATGTTATCAAACAGAACGGTGGTGCGGTTCTGGTAAGAGGAGTAACGGTTACTGGAGGTGGTAAACTGGCAGACATTCAAGATGCTACCAGTGTATTTGAAGATGTTACTACCAATGGAGGAGAAGGAATTGATGCGGTGAAATCATCGGTACAGATTGAGAGGTCAAACTTCAAGGGTCACGCTAGTGCCCCGGTGAAATTTAATTCAAAGGCTTGCTCTGCTAGCCAATGTAAGCGCGAACTGATTGTAGAGAACACGGTGTTTGAAGACGCCGCTGCTTTGGACATTCAGACCGATTCGGCTAATAAACCAAGGGTTAAAATCATAGAGGGTAACTTTACCAATTCTGGTTCCGTAGTTGCCTCTGAAGGAATTGAGTTGTATGTGATCGATGAAATTGAGGGAAAGGAAATGACTACGGCAGAAACCAAGACGGAGACCTGTTTGGCCTACCAGTGTTCCCATAAGCCCTTGGCGACCTCTTGTAAAGTAGAGACTGGAAAGGGTACAAAGTGTGTATGTGATATTGGTGTGGCGACTTACAATCAGGCCAATTCGACCATGGAAAAAACTACCACCGTGAATGATATTTTAGCGATGTTATTTGCTACTGGTGGTAGCGTGGACCGAATTGTGAAATTGGTGGACGAAGGAGTTCGTTATATTCCAACACAACCGACCTCTGAAGCAGCCAAGTCTAATATTTTATTGACCAAACCGACCAATGCGGATGGTGAATTTCAGTCGGAAAAAACCATTCTAATGAAACCAGATACAGGTGTAATCTGTGCCACTTTTCAAACATGGATGTGTACAGAGCTAACCGCTTGCCATCATGCGAACGGTACCATCACCGCCGAATGCGATGGTAACAAGATATTGAATGGAACCTCAAACACCAATGGCAATATCAACAGGAGGAGACTGTTTCAGAATCGCTTCTTCAAATTAAAAGCTCACCCAGAAGATCCAAATTGCGCCGGTCCGATTGTCAATTTGAGACAACAGTGTGAGTCTGGAGGTACCTTTTACAGTAGATGTGTCCAAGATGCTCAATTTCACCACGATGTATGCAAATGTAAACCGGGTCTGGCCGCCAATGATTATGGTACTGCATGTGTTTCACCCGACAATTTGTGCAAGGTGAATGAACGAGTGTCAAATAACAAATGTGTAGCATGCGAGGGTGATTTAACCAATAAGGCTGGGAGTGACCGTACAGGCGTCGACACTACGTGTGACGATGTAATATGCAAAGAAAATTTGCGCGTCTTGAATGGGGCATGTGTGCCATGCGCTGCCGGTGAATTTAATTTGGCGGGAGATATTGCCAGAGAGGGCATTAATAACCAAGCAAACACCGCATGTTGCAAGGCGGGCGAATATGAATACGAGAATACTCCTACTAGAATATGCAAATCGTGTTCCGGAAACACAGATGCATCGCATGATATTCGTCCACGCTTTGGTACTACTGGAGCAGGGTTACATTGCTGCCGTGGAGTGAGATTGGGTAATAATGCCGAACAATGCGACAGAATCATGGAATATTACAGGAAGGTTTGTCAGGCGTTTGAAGACCCGAACACATGTGCGGCTCAATCTTACAGTTAATAATTATTATAAATATAACACATTATCTTATCAAATATGTCTACCTACGAAGAAATAAAAAAAACTATGTTTACATGTAAAAAGGAACAACTTGTTAAATTCAAAAAGAATGGTGTGCATGTAGGGTGTGAAATATTTTCAACCGATGGGAAAAGTATGTTGATTGGTTTTTATCCCAAGGGAGGTGCGAAAATATGGGAAACCTTTAAGACCATGTGTGGAGACTCAGAAGACGCGGAATTATGGATTCCTGACCCGTTGTTGCAACAACCGGACGCAGAATATATATCACACACAGAAGAATTGACTGAGAATACGGCAAAAATATTCAACGATATTTTTTGCGGTGTTGGTGAACTAATGTGTGAAAGTACATGTAGTCTTATGAAATCTTCCACTGGTAATTCCAATCGAATAGCATGTACAACTCCCGGTATAAAATATTCGTTGGTGGGAACAAACTGTCGGTCATTTCTTGTTGGAATATTCGGAGAAGGTCTACAAAGTGCTATAGCGTTGGTACCAAGTCTTAATTTTCATACTAAATTAAAATTATAATTATTTATAAAAGGTAGTATTTTTATATTGACTCGCTACATTCTTCATTGTATCCGCGTGGGAAGACCCCCGATTCTTATGGTAGTGTTCTGCTACAAACTTGGGGAAAGTTCCGGAAGCGGTACTTGTTCGAGGCGTGCTGTTGTAGGCTTGAATAGTAGAACTAGTCGCTTGATTCACTGCTTGGGTCGGTGCATTCGGGTCCATCTTTATTATTACCTTCCGCTCTATTTATAGGCATGTTTTTTAAAAGTTTATATACATCTAGAGGTGACACATGGTCCATGTCGCAATCGAAATCGACCCCCGCTGCCCTTAGTGAATACAATACCAACTGTGCACAATAAAATCTATTTGGATCACGGGACCGTAGGGTTATGGGACAGAGTGATAACATTGCTCTACAATAATCGTATCCTTTCCCCAAATTCCTTATATAGAACTTTACGAGTGAATCGCTCTGTTCCATTGAAATTTTGATTGGTATGTTATCGTATATTGGTTTTTCTGGAGGGCGAAGGTAAGGATCCGTTACCAATTCAGACAAATACCTACAAGAGACTGTTTCCCCCCAGTTGATATAAAAGCAAACAATCAACTTGCCATTGTATCTTCTTATACGATTCATTAACACCTGAACATCACCGGGCGAATGGGACCCTTCGATATATTGTGTAAGTTGTCTTCGGAAGGTGGTGGCCGTAGTATGAAAGGACAATTCTACATGACAGTACGTACGGGGGATATAGTTGAGTGGGTTTTTATATGGCCCGACAGGATTGGCAAAGCTGACATCGAGTTGCATTGTTTCTGGAATAAAAAAGGACATATATAAGGGAAAAAATTACCTCGTAAATGCCGCGGCGACGCCTATCGAGCGATGGATTTCGCTTATTTAACATGGCGCATATGCCAGAACCTTCCAAAATCCGCCAAATGTTGTCGTGTTTGTTTCACTCCGAATACGATGATAAATTGTTGGAAATGGCCGAATCCTGTGAAAATGCATCCAAACAACTGTTCGCATGTTCCGCAGATCCGATCAAAAAAACCATGGTCAACAAGTTTATTGACAATTCAATCTTCAATGTGATTTATGCGATTTTATCAAAGGATAGTCGCATGGCAAAGGCATTTGAAATGCGTCAAAACTATCGGTATTTTATGGATGTGTTGGAGTTGGCCCACCGCAATGGAGATCACAATACCGCCATCATGTTACGGGCAGCGTTGGAACACCATGCGCTGAAACAGATGAAGTTTAAAATGAGGAAGAAGGACACCCAATTGTTGGAGACAATGGAAAAAGAATACGGCACATGGAGAAATTGTTATAAGAATCATTTACAGAAAATGATGAACACCACCGATATGGAAATATTCCCCAGTATGATGGTGATGCAAATGCATCTAGCAAGACACAAAGCATACAGTACCATCGGGAACTGTAAATTGAAATATCAACCCATGTACATCCAAGGAAAGATTGGCATGTATGGTATTAAATATATCACGGAGAACTACGAGGAAATATTACCGTTGTACGAACAACCACCGGTCAATAAATCGGCGGATTTAATATTATTGGCACAACAAGCACGTTAAAATTTTAAATCTATTATGTTTATATCACAATCCCTGTACGCTTGTTTTAAATCGAATACTCCTTCTATATCATTGGCATACAATGGTGTTACCCATGGAGCCGGTACTTCTTCAAATTCATCGGTGTCTTCGTATTCTATTTTATACACCACTATTTCATCGAATTTCTTCGTGTTTTGTAACACCTTTTCTGCTATGACCTTTCCGTAATATTTGTTCCCGTCGTCATGATCTATAATAACACGCGTATCCAAGGGGTATCCATCCGTATCGTCTATGGAACTGGCCCGATATTCCTCGTCGGACTTTATCACATTGAAGGGCGGACCACCAAAATATTTGTACAGATTTTCGTAGTATGATTTACCGGATATCCATTGCTCCTTCGTGACAACATACAGGATAATCAACCGAACGGTTTGAACCAACACTTCGATGGGGATATTGTAAAACACCTCGTCGGAATATTTCTTCTTGCTAGGTTTGGTAAACCGTACCAATATTTGTTTGACATACTTTTCTAACAATTGGGGGTTGGGGGAAGACCACATATACCTAGGTGATTTAAACTCCTTTAATTCGTTGTCTCTACGTTTTAGGTCATAGTTGGTGAAACCAATTTTTATTCCATCGTCCGCCCTTGATTCCGCCATGTATAAAAACCCATGCCATAATTTTTCTTTTTCAAAGTTGGGGACTCCTAAAAATAAATTACTACCTAAAAATTCTTTAATATCTATATTCATTTATCTGGTGTACCCGTTTTATTTATACTCTGCAATTTCCGTACCTGTGATCGGAGTTTTTGAACACCTCTTTTTTCTTGGCGAATGGCTTTTAATTTATCCATTCCACCCGGGGCGGCAAGTTCGGTTATGGTCATAACTTTTTTATCAGGGGGCTTGGCTTGTTTATCCAAATTTTTCATTGTTATCTCCGTTAATCTTTTCCTCGCATCGGCCGATGGGGGCGGCTCCACCTTTGATAGGTCAATGGTATGTGGCGGCAAGGCCGGTGGTTTTCTCCGCTTGGACTGTATTTGACTCCTCAGGGCTTCCATAGACTTTCGGTGTTCTCTTGGAATGCCTCGCTTATCGTGCATTTGATTCATATGCAACAGAACATCCTGTGCTTTGGCATTCTGTGACCACGAATTTCTGTTTTTCATGTGACGATTTACCGGTGGTGGGTTGTCCGGTGTAATAGACCTTCTTCTCTTCAACTCGTTTTTCTTTTTACATAAATAGTGTTTGCATACCAATGTAATCACTGCCGCTGCCAGTATTCCCATACATACCCACAGTGCGGTTAGGTCTGGAGGGACTGATCCAATTTCATTGGTGTATGGTTCCTTGGTTGAATTCGTTTCTACATATATATAGCGCACGACGGACTCTTCAGATGATTCGCGATCTTGTGGGCTCTTTAGTTTTGATTCACCTGTCGTCGTTTTATATGATGAACTTGTCGTGGTTTTGTAACCTCTTAGAGATGGAGTTGGAGTATGGGTATTTACTAGGGTTGTTGATTGTACTGTTGGGGAATATGTCGTTGGGGCGACCGTGGTTGGTTCCGCTGATGTTACCGGTATATTTGGTTCTGTATGTGTGGTGGTCTCACCAATGGGCAACGGAGTATTTGTGGCAGGTGTGGCAGATGACTCATTGCATAATATGAGTTTATGGTTACCAGTGGTTAAAATAACCTTACAGAGTGTATTGGATTCGGCGCATGCTAACAGATAATAACTTTCCCCGTCGGGACAAGCGGTCTTTAGTATATTACAATCCATTTATCCATCCTTTTTGTATATATATACCAAATTATTGTGCGTGACGGGCCAGTTGTGTCAACGCTGTGTTCATACTAAAAATTTTGGGCCTATTTACCTGCTAGCAATTTTAGAGAGGGCACCCCTAAAACCAAAACATATTTTATTTAATTTAATTACCCTTCATGCTATATTCATGTTATTTATATAGGATATTCATGTACTTATTAGTATATTATGAATAAATTAAATAAATAAAAAAAGTTTTTCAAATC